GAAGACGATAAAGATATACAGATGGCATGTGCTATGGCTGTTCAAACGTTAGAAAGTGTGATAGATTATCAAGATTATCCAGTTCTTGCTGGAGAAAATTTTACAAAAAATCGTAGATCGCTTGGTATAGGCATAACAAACTTTGCGGCTTATCTAGCAAAGAATAAATTAAAGTATGACGATGCAGACACGCTGAAGCTAGTACATTCCACAATGGAAAAAGTTCAATGGAATTTACTAAATGAATCTTGCAAATTAGCAGAAAAACTTGGACCGTGCAATAAGTTCCAAGACACCAAGTACGCACAAGGTTTGCTACCAATAGATTGGTACAAAAAAACAGTTGACGAACTGGTTAACCCAGAGTATACTATGGATTGGGAAGGTTTGAGAGAAAGAATAAAGACTCACGGGCTAAGACATTCTACCCTAACTGCTATTATGCCATGTGAGTCCTCTAGCGTCATCCAGAACAGCACAAACGGAATAGAACCTGTTAGAAGCCTAGTTTCTTACAAGAAGGCTAAAAACGGCGTTCTCAAGCAGCTAGTACCAAATTACGGCTCTAGAAAAAACTACTATACCCTAGCTTGGGAAATGAAGGATAATAAGGCCATACTGAATATTTGTGCGGTATTACAAAAATTCGTAGACATGAGCATTAGCGTAAATCTTTACTATAACTATGCTCATTATCCTGACGGCAATATACCCTTGAGCATCTTAATTAAAGATCAAATTTACGGGTATAAGTATGGTGTAAAGAACTTTTATTACTGCAATACTCCCGATGGTGACGGTCAAACAGAAAAGTCTTCGGGTTGTGAATCTGGATCGTGTGCAATATGAAAACAATTTTGAATAAAAACAACGTTGATTATTTAGCCCAACCATTGTTCTTGGGCGAAGATCTTTCTCTACAGAGATATGATAAATTCAAGTATCCTGTATTTTTTGATCTATATAAGAAGCAACTAGAATTCTTCTGGAGGCCGGAAGAAATAGAGCTTAAAAAAGATAGAAACGATTTCAAGAATGACGATATAATGTCAGCCAATGAGCGTTTCATCTTTACATCAAATCTAAAATACCAAACCATGATGGATAGCGTCATTTGCCGTGGGGTTCCAACGCTTACTGAGTATGTTTCTAATCCAGAATTAGAAGCTTGCATGAATGTTTGGCAATTCTTTGAGCAAATTCATAGCTATAGCTACACATACATCATTAAAAATGTATACAATAATCCTAGTGAAATTTTAGATAGCTGCTTAACAGACAAAGAAATTCTTAAAAGAGCTAATGTAGCTATCAAAGAATACAACGCTTTAAGAGAAATAGGAAATTCCGGCAAGCTAAAAGATATAAAAAAGCAGATATACCTAACTCTTGTAAGCGTCAATATTTTAGAGGCTGTTAGATTCTATGTATCATTTATATGTGCTTTTGCTTTTGCAGAAAACAAAAAAATGATAGGTAATGCTGACATTATTAAATTGATTAAACGTGATGAGGCTTTACACCTTTATAACACTCAAGAAATTATTAAAATTCTTCGTAATAATCCAGACGAAGGCTTTACAAAAATAGCAGAAGAGTGTGAAGAAGAGGCTGTGTCTATGTTTGAGTCAGCGGCTAACGAAGAAAAGGCTTGGTCAGAATATTTATTCAAGGATGGATCTATTATAGGATTGAATGAAAAGGTTATGTCGCAATACATTGATTGGTTATGCATGAGCAGAAGAAAAACCATAGGTCTTCCATACGATAAAGGCTGCAAAAATCCAATATCGGGATGGACCGATCCTTGGATGAATAGCGAGTCTGTGCAAGTTGCACCGCAAGAACATGAAATAACATCGTATAAAATTGGTGCTAGTAAAAATGATTTAGAAGAAATAGACTTAGGGGGTTTAGATATATGATTGTTGATGATTTTTTTGATTATGATATAATAAGGGTTCAACTTCTTGATTCTATGGCAAAAACTCCAACGAGAGCAAATACTAATGATGCTGGCTGGGATCTATATTCCGCCATCGACACCATAGTACCATCAAAACAACGCAAGACTGTCAGAACTGGGATAGCAATACAAATGCCAGAACAATTTGCTGGTTTAATTTGGCCTAGATCGGGCCTATCTGTTAAACACGGCATAGATGTTTTAGCTGGAGTAGTGGATAGCGGTTATAGAGGAGAGATAATGGTGTGCTTATACAACACTTCGGAAGAAAATGTTAGTATATCTACCGGGGATAGAATCGCTCAGATTATATTCCAAGAGGTTCCTCGCGTAACTATGGAGGTCCATGAAACGTTAGGTTCCTCGCAACGAGGAGATAAAGGCTTTGGTAGCTCTGGAATCTAAATACCATTTTTCCAGTTAATGTGTATAATAGTATATAATATACTAACACAGTATGGAGATGAATATGTTATCTAAAGTCACAATAAATGAAGAATTGACATTTGCAACATTTGGATATAATATTTCAGATTTACCTAATGGATCTCACTCAAAGATTGTTGTAACATGCGATAACTGTCACACAAACGTTCATAGAGAACGAAGAAACGCAAATGCTAATCATAAATGTCCAATAATAGATGGAAATACAAAGAGATGTTATAAGTGTGAACAATGGAAAGACTTAAGTTTTTTCAATAAAAGTCGAAAAATGTCTGGAGGCGTTTCTAAGCTATGTAAAGAATGTTACAATAAAGAACAAGCTGTTATAAAATGTTCCAGATCCAGATCACTTAGATTTAAACATGCTATTGAAAATGGTGATATTGAGTTTTATATTAAAAGACGCATTGGCACAATTAAATCTAGAGCAGAAAAAAATGGTATAAATTTTGATCTAGATTCTGAATATCTAATCAATCTATGGAATAGCCAAAGTGGGCGATGTTTTTATTCCAATATACCTATGAACAATTCTATGAAACAAGATGGATTTCAATCGTGGGATGGTCCGTCTTTGGACAGAATCGAACCGATAAATGGATATGTGAAGGGGAATGTTGTATGGTGTGCTTTCGGGATCAATTCCTTCAAACAGTCACTAAATTTACAGTCGTTTGAGGACGCAATAAGATCTATAGACTGGTGGTATAAAAACAAAACCCCTCCGTATAATGGAGAACCATATGGCAATTCAACAGAGCGATTCGAACAACCCATATTCTCGCAAAAATAAAAAGAAAAAAGTAAAAGAAAACAACGTATTAGTAGCCAAAACAGAAAATCAAAAAACCTATATTAGATCAATAATTGAGAATGATATTACGTTCTGTACAGGACCGTCTGGAACTGGCAAATCTTTTATAGTTGCTGGCATAGCTTCCGAACATTTGGAAAAAGATAAGATTGAGAGTATAATAGTAACGAGGCCACTTGTTTGCACCGGCAGAGACATCGGCTCTTTACCCGGAGAATTAAATGATAAGATAAAGCCATACCTCCAGCCAATGGAAGAAAATTTAAAGTATTTCCTTGGTAGAGATAAGTTTGGTTTATATTATAACACCAGAAGAATAAGATTTGAACCACTTGAAACAATGCGTGGGTCAACTTTTCATAATGCGTATATGATATTGGATGAGGCTCAAAACTGTACATTTGAACAAATAAAAATGTTCTTAACAAGAATGGGCGAAAACTCCAAAGTAATTATCAATGGTGACACAAAGCAAACGGATCTCTATAGAGATAGCGGATTGTCTTATTGTCTTGAAAAATTAAATAATATCAATGGCGTTGGATTGTGCAAACTTGAATACAGTGATATTCAAAGAAATGGTATATTAGGAGCGATTTTACACGCGTTAGAGGAATAGAATGCCAACTTATGATTATAAGTGTGATAGTTGTGAAAATGAGCTAAACGATGTATATCAGTCATTTAGCGAAGAAGCATTAACCAAATGCCCATCATGTAGTCAAGAGTCGCTCGTTAGAGTAATATATGGTGGGCTTGGAACATTTGTAAAAGAAGCCAAAACTATTGGACAATTGGCTGATAAAAACTGGAAGAATATGGGGCATTATAAAAGATCAGAAGTAGAAAGTGATATGAAACAAAAAGCACAAGATTCAGAATCCCCATTATCATCTCTAGGTAAAGCATCACGCAAACAGATAAATAAAATGACCCCGGAACAAAAAAAGAAATACATCATTACTGGTGAAACATGAAATTTATAGACTCTCACGATCAAAAAATTACCAAAGAAACAACAGAAGCGTTTTTTAATATTCGCGGAGAAATGACAGATGGAAAACAAGAAAAAGTATATTCAAAGTCACTAAGTATAAACTTAGGTAATGGCAAAATTCAAAACAAGTACTTTGTTAGAATATTTAACAGTGTGCCACTAGATCCATTTGGCCCAGAAGCTGGTAGAGAAATTTGGAATAGAACAGAATTAAAACCAGTGTCAGGCACAACATTTGAGAACTATAACAATTATCTTTTAACCAGAAATAGAATATTTTTGACTAAAACTAATAGGAGCTATATAGATGGCTAGTAAAAGAGGACCGTTGAGTAAGGCTGAATTATTTTATGTTGCAGAACACGCAAAGACCGGAAAAGACATAGACGAAATCGCTTCCGATCTAGATAGACCAGTTAAGTCTATAGAAAAGTGTTACACAAAAGCACAAAAAGAAAATGCTCCAAAGCAATTAACCGCTGGAGAACAATTTGCTAAACATAAAGGCTCTGTGGTTATGACAGAAAATGCATCAACACTAGGTGATGCCTCAAGAAAAGCAAGAGTTCCAGCAAGCAAACAAAATTGCGTAACAGTTGTAAGAAAAGAAGAATAATGTCGCTCATATCATCATACGAAGCATGGCTTCAAGAATATAGAAAAGACAAGTATAATATTTGGATAAGAGCAATCTTATCTAATAACAACGAATACTATCTAACAACCTACAAGGATTGGTTCGAAATAAAAAATATTTGCGAATCTCAAAAATTGAATGTTAACAAAATCGGTCTACAGTATAGGTCGCACTCTATAGAGGTTGACACGACCGATTGCGATGGTGTATACTTGGTTAAATCTCTTGTTGGGGTGATGGGAGAAAACACAAGACACAGCTTTACTATCGGTAAAATACATGGCGATAAGGTTAAGAAACAAATTTGGATTACTCCAGAATTAATTGAAGATTCTTCTAATGAGGATGGTATAGAGGAATGTTTTGCTGAAGCGGTTATATATCACAATGACAAATCGACCAGAACTATTTAATCAAAACTATCAAAAGCAATGGTCTGAAACACATAAGTATAAGCATATTCACACGGGTGAGTATTGTACATTTGAAGCTTATGTTGCAGAATTTATTGTGATAAGAAGATCAGAAAAGCTTAATCTAGGTAAGCCTTCGTACAAATTTTGGACAAAGGGCGATCCACTGCATTGGCTTTGGAAGAAACAATATGGTGCGGCTGTTCAATTAAAAAAGAAATACAGCGAAGAAGCTATTCTATCTGCCATCAAATCCAAAGATTTCGATAGTCTGCTAGTTATTGGAATCCAAAATGGTAGAGGCTATAAAGTTAATCCATTAGCAGAAAAAGTAATAGCAAAACACCAAAAGCTTATAGATGATAAGTCAAATAAAGTAGAGATAAATCTTGACGTTGAACAAGAAGTCAAGCATGTTGAAACAAGATCGACTCAAGGGTATAATACAAAAAAGACATCGATGAACCAACTGAGGAAACTATGAGTAAAGTAAAAAAGGTTGCAAAATTTTCGGAAGATAGCGTTAGTAGCTCTATTGTATCAAAATATGGCGATGTTGTGCGTAGCGGAACAGAAGTTTTAGCAAACATAAACAATCTAGAAGTGATTGGTATATCTCCAGCGTTGGATATAGCTCTTGGTGGCGGTCTTAGGGAGGGTTCTGTTGTTGTAATGACGGGCGACCCAAAGAGTGGAAAAACCACAACTGCCCTACACTTTGCTTCCAAGTGTCAACAAAAGAACAAGCGTGTTATTTATGTCAATACCGAAGGTAGACTATCTAAGCAAAACTTTGATGGCATTAAGGGTCTACAACCAGATAACATATTGATTATTGAGTCTACCGATGAGCGTGTATTATCGGCAGAAGACTTTTTGAATATCATAGAATACTATATCAATAATGATCCCGGTTGTTTGATCATAGCAGATTCTCTATCTAATATGGTTCCAGCATGTGAGTTAGAGGGCGAGGTTAGAACTGGTGTTCGTAATGCTCTACCAAGACTTCTCTCCATGTTTTTTAAGAGAATTAGTGGAACGTTGATGAAGAACAAGACTATTCTTATTTGTATTACGCACAATATTGCTAATACTGGCGGATCTCCATATGCTCCACAAAAAATGGCCGATTGTGGAAACATGTTACAATATCAAGCTGGTACGAACATGATCATTACACACAGGGGAAAGTGGCAGATACCAAAAGATACGGGACAGCACGTTGGTCAAATAGCCAATTGGTCTATTAAAACATCTAACGCTGGCGGAAGACCAAACAGCACCGCAGAAGGATGGATAAGGTATGGAATTGGTGTTGATGAAGTTCAAGAGGTTATTCATATAGCTTGCGAATTTAGACTGATCAAATCCGCTGGAGCTTGGTATACTATACAATGTGCTGTAGATGAGCCTACTCATCCAGATATTGCCAAGATGCTTGACGATAACAAGATAGGTAAGACTCCAGATGACATAGAAAGATTCTTTAAATTTCAAGGCGTAAACAACGTCGCTGACTTCTTAAATAGTAATCCAATTGTATCAGATTTTATCTACAAAAAGATAAGGGAGTTGCATTGAAAGTAACCGGAATCAATGGCAAAGAGTATGTATGGAATCTTTCTGGTTATGATGTATTCAATGACGATCAAAGAAAAAGATCAAAGTATCATATCAGAGCTAGAAATTTATTAAAGGAAATCTATAATAGTTATAGAATATTGGAAGAAGTTAAGCTTCCGGGAAGCACAGCATTAAACAGAAAATCCGTGTTGTATCTTGACTTTTACATCCCGTCCATTAGACTAGGAGTAGAAGTTCATGGAGAACAGCACTATGAATATAATGCTTTTTTTCATAAGAGTAAAGCAGACTTCTTAAAGGGCAGAGCCAGAGATGACGATAAAATAGCTTGGTGTGAGTTGAATGAGATTGATCTTATAACCTTAAAATATTCAGAAAGTGATGATGAGTGGAGACAAAGAATTAAAAGCGTCTGAGAAACTATCAGAACACCTAGAAGCAATCAATAACTACATAAATAGTAGCAATACCAAATTCTCATCATTTCGTGAGGAATATTTGCTGGTTTCCGATTTGTCATCCGATCAGCTTAAGAAATTAACCCAACAAGATTTGTTTGACGCTGCGTATCTAATGTATGGATATGCAACATATATTCAAGATGAAATCAATAAGAATAAGGTTGCTTTAAGCTGGTGTCATGACCAGATGGAAAAGCTTATTGTAAAACATACACAAGAATTTAATCAGTATACAAAACACGAATCTAAAAAACATATTTTGGCTCAATCTAATTCTTACGCAGCATCTTTGGAAAATATGAGGGAAATAGCAGAAGCTAGGCTACAAGCACTAGATGGTAAAGTTTATGAACTAAAAAGAAAAGCTGACATTTTGCTAGAGAAAGGTAAGAGAACATGAGTATGAAAGATTTTATCGACACCTTAAATGATAGCCAAAAAAAGGCTTTGTTAGAAGCACTTATGCAAAATGGCGAAACAACATTAAAGGATATTCCAGAAGAAGTAAAACAAGAAACTAAAAATCAAATCACAGAAGATTTTAGGGTTAGTTCCATAAAAGGTAATAAAAACAATAAGAGGAGAGAACCGGTGAAGGCCAGAAAGAATGAGTGGGTTGACGAGGGCGAAGATAGACATATTGAAACAAAATATGGGGCTAGAACGCCACGAAGCAGAGAGCCAAACAAGAAGATGGATGTTGAATGTAGTGTGTGTGGAAGATCTTTTAAAACTGATCCCAAATATGTATATGGGGAATATCATCGTTGCAGTAGGTGCATAGGTCGATAATATGGAAAAACTATCTGATATTGGATCCGAAAGAGCGGTACTTGCTGGATTGTTGCAGCACGGTATAGACGGTTACGTATCTATATCGGATTTTATTACTATTGATAGCTTTGGTCATCATAATAACCAAGTTATATTTAGATGCATAGAAGAAATAGTAAAAAACGATCAAAAGGTTGATATACCATCCATACTCTCTATTGCATCAAGGCTCAATCTTTCGGAAGCGATAAATACACCGCAAGAAATAAAATACATAAAATCTCTTTTTGATTTCCCAGTTGAGAAAGACAATGTTTTCAATTTTGGTTTGCAGATCAAGAAGTTTGAGTTTGCTCGCAAGATAAAAAAACTCACAGAGAAAATACATAAAGATATAGATGGCATCTCTGGATCAGAGTCTATTAATGACATTATACAAATACTAGAAAATCCGGTAACAGACTTTCTAAGAGAAGACGATGGCGGCGATGTTCCAGAGAAAATCGGTAAGGGCATAGAACAATATGTCGATTTTCTTAAGGATAATAAGTGCGACATCATAGGAATTCCCACTGGCTTCAATAAATATGACGAAGCAATTGGTGGTGGTTTGCGTCGTAAATGCGTGGATCTTGTGTCAGCAAGACCAAAGGTTGGTAAATCAGTATTTGCCGATAATGTAGCTCTCAATGTCGCTCTTAAAAATATTCCAGTATTGATGCTGGATACGGAGATGAGTAAAGAAGACCATCTAAATCGTTTGCTATCAAACATAAGCGGTGTTCCCATTAACGAAATAGCAACCGGTAAATTTGTTGACGATGAAGACAAATATCAAAAGATAATGGATGCTGTTAAACAATTAGAGTCTATACCATACAGTTATGTTAGCGTTGCCGGTCGCCCATTTGACCAAATACTTAATTTGATCAAACGATGGGTTGTACAAGAAGTTAGGATGGACGATCAAGGAAGAACAAATAACTGTGTGATTATTTATGACTATCTCAAGCTAATGTCCTCAAGCTCTATAACAAATAATATACAGGAATATCAAGCGTTAGGTTTTCAAATCACATCATTACATAACTTGTGTGTTAAGCTAGATATTCCATGTTTGTCTTTCGTGCAGCTAAATCGTGATGGTATAACTAAGGAAAGTACGGATGCTGTTTCTGGCTCAGATAGATTAATTTGGCTATGTACATCTTTCAGTATCTTTAAGATTAAATCCCCAGAAGAATTAGCAGAAGACGGTCCCAATGCTGGTAATAGAAAACTTGTGCCAATTGTTTCAAGGCATGGTGGCGGATTAGATGACGGCGACTACATAAATATGGTTATGCAGGGGTCACACGCAAAGCTAAAAGAGCTTAAGACCAGAAATGAATTTAAGAATCAACCAGTTGGTGATACTGGATTGGTTAATGACGAAGGAATTGTAAAGGTAAGAATACAAGACGCAATAAACAATGAACTTGTTACAGATTAAAAAAGTACTGAACAATAGAATAGAAGATGTTCTTTCAAAGCTTGGTATCAAGTATGAAGTTTTTGGAGATAACATCTACTCCACTTGCCCAGTACATGAATCAAGTGATAATCCAAGAGCGTTCTCATTTTCTAAGAATAGAGGCATATGGAAATGCTGGACCAGAGAATGTCAGAACAATCATAAGAATGATATATTTGGACTAATATCCGGCGCTTTATCAAACGAGAAAGGCGAAGACGTTGGTTTTGGCGATGTTTTGGGATGGATCAGAAAAGAGTTCAATCTTAATATTGATGAGCAAAATGCCGCAACGACAATAGAGCCTCAAGAAGAAAAAAGCGATTTTGAGGAGCTTATAGATCTTTTGAAAGAAACGGCAACGAAACCCACGATAAACAGCGTTGATGTAGAATTATCTCTTGATATACCATCAAAATACTTCTTAAATCGTGGATTCAAGAAAAAAACTCTAGAACATTTTGGCGTTGGCGATTGTTTAGACAAGACATGTAAGCTATATGACAGGTCTGTTATCCCTATTCATAGTGAGTGTGGACAGATCATAGGATACATTGGTAGATCAATAAAAGAGTATAAGATACCCAAGTTTCTTATTTATCCCAAAGGATTTGACAAACGATTCCATTTTTACAACATACATAGAGCATTACCATACATACATCAGTCCAATTCTGTTTTTATAGTAGAAGGACAGGGAGATTTATGGAAATTGCATGAGGCTGGAATATATAACGCGGTTGGAATATTTGGTAAGACTTTAACCAAAGAGCAACAATCCAAGTTGCAACAACTGCCTCTGACTCATATAATTATTTTAACGGACAACGATCAAGCTGGACGAGAATCCAAGATACAGCTACAAAGACAACTGGGAAGATTCTATAAGCTTAGTTTCCCAAAATTAAATCATAAAGACATTGGCGAAATGTCTATTGAGCAAATCAAGAAGAATGTATTATCACAAATAAGGGGTTAATATGAAGATCGTAGGCATATCTGGTAGAAAACAGGCTGGTAAAAATACTGTTGCTAACTACATAAACGGTGTGGTTCTTGCAAATAGGGGAATGATATCAGACTTTTTTATTGAGCAAGATGGATCTTTGGCTGTATCAACAAAAGATAATTCTGGCAAAGTTGGCTATGGTATATTTGACGTTACCAGAAAAGATCAAGTATTTGTAGAGTATGCTGAAAAAGAACTATGGCCCTACATAAAAGTTTATCACTTTGCAGACCCACTAAAGGATTTGGCTATAAATCTATTTGGTCTAGATTCAAAGCTGGTATATGGATCCAATGATGATAAGAATCAGAAGACACCTTTTATTTGGTCTGATCTTCCCGGTGGAAATGCCAGCGAAGAAAACCTAACTATACGAGAGTTTTTAGAGTATTTTGGAACATCGATTATTCGAAAAATAAAATCTGACGCTTGGGCAGAATACACACTTAAAAACATATTATCCGATAATTCTGAAATAGCGATCATACCAGATGTTAGATTTCCCAATGAAGTAGACGCAATAAAGAAAGCCGGTGGAAAAGTCATAAGATTAACAAGAGATATATTCAATAGTGATTTTGAAGCAGAATCCGCTCTAGATAAAAAGAATTATGATTGGAACAACTTCGATCTCGTTATAGATAATTCTAATCTGGATCTCAATCAGTTGTTCGAAACATTAAAAATATATTCTCATCTTTGGAGCTAATATGCTAGTAACATACATAAGATCATCTAGTTATAATAATTATGCATACTGCCAAATGCAGTACTTTATTACCTACGTACTTGGTCATCAATCAGATAGTGGTAAAAAGGCAGAGCTTGGAACCATAGTCCATAAAGTGATGGAAGTCTTAGCAAAACTAAAGAAGTTCGCACAAGATAATCCTAAAAAACTAAAACTATGTATTCAAGACGAGGCTGTTGGTGAGATTAATATCAAAAAATCAGAACTGTATACAGCTAAGTTCATAGATGAGCTTTTGCAGAAAAGTTACAATTTTTATACATCCGAATCAAAAAACAGTTTCTCCAAAGCTGATCAAAATGATTGTTTAAAACTCGTTTGGGACACTCTATCATATAATGATGGTCAGTTTGATCCAAGGTATAGAAAGATAGTTGCAGCAGAACCACATTTTGATATACCAATAGATGAAGATTGGGCGTTTTATGAATATGAAGTAAATGGTAAGATGATTAAAGGTCAGTTAGCAATCAAGGGTACTATAGACTTGGTTACAGAGTCTTCTGATGGTATTATAGAAGTAATCGATTGGAAAACTGGCAGAAGGCTTGATTGGGCTACGGGCGAGGAAAAAACATATGAAAAGCTATGTTCAGATCCACAGCTTTTGCTATACAACTATGCAATATCAAAATTATTTCCAGAATACAAACAGTCTATAATGAGCATTTTCTTCATTAAGGATGGTGGACCATTTTCTATGTGTTTTGACAAAGCAGATGAGTCTAGATTCCTAAATATGCTAAAAGAGAGGTTCAAAGACATACAGAAAAATAATACTCCAAAACCAATATCAGAAGATAGACAGGGCTGGAAATGCACTAAATTGTGCCATTATTGCAAGAACAACTGGCCGGGAACAGACACCAATATGTGTATACATATAGAGAACGTACTTAAAACCAAGGGTATGGATGAAGCTATAAAACAATGCACCAAACCCGGATTTGATATAGGCTTTTATTCTGCACCGGGTTAAACATGAAAAAATTGACAATAGGCATGGCGACTTACGATGATTACGATGGAGTGTTTTTCTCCATACAATCATTGAGAATGTATCACCCAATATGTGCGGATAAAGACGCTGTTGAGTTTATAGTATTAGATAGCAATCCAGATGGACAGCATGGTAAAGAGTGCAAAAAGTTTGTAGAAAATGCTGTACGTGGAAAATACATACCATATAAAAAGAGACAGTCATCTTTCAATAAGTATGATATTGTGGAGTATTCTGACGGGGAGTATGTACTTATAATAGATTGCCATGTTCTTATTCAAGATAATGGTATCAATAATCTCTTATCCTATTTTGAGCATCATTACCCGTGCAAAGACTTAGTTCAAGGTCCACTGTGGTATGATGATTTAAAGCATTATTCTACGCACTTTGATCCAGTGTGGCGTGGAGACATGTATGGTATTTGGGCCACAAACGCCCAATCTTACAATGCCTGTAAGCCTTTTGAAATTCCAATGCAGGGTATGGGTCTGTTGTCTTTTAAAAAATCCGCTTGGAATGGCATAAATCCAAATTTTAGAGGATTTGGTGGAGAAGAAGGCTACATAGCAGAAAAATTTAGACAATGGGGTGGTAAAAATATATGCTTACCACAATTGAAATGGAATCATAGATTTAGTCGCCCAAATGGCGTAAAGTATCGACTAGTATTAGAAGATAGAATCTGGAACTATTTTATTGGGTGGATGGAAATAACACAAGATCCAAATCACCAAATGATACAAGATATAAAGAATCATTTTCAAAGTAGAATTCCAGAATGGAGTATGAACAATATATTCGAAGAAGCTAAGACATTAATCTTTAACAATGGAGAAAATCATGCCAATTCCAAATAGAAGAAAAGATGAACAAAAGGACTCTTTCGTATCTCGCTGCATGGGTAACGAGACAATGAAAACAGAGTACCCAGATCAACAACAAAGAGTTGCTATATGTATCAGTCAAGCAACAGCAGATTGTGATTGTGTAGAAGCTGCTGATTTTGAATTACAAATGGAAGCTGGCTATGCAGAAGAAATCAATGAAGAAAATTTCTATGTTCCATTCGAAGATGAGTATGAGGATTTTGGCGAACAAACAGAAGAATGGGATTATGCAGCAGAACGTCCCGGTCTATGGGAAAATATTCGTAAGAAAAAAGAACGTGAAGGAAAGAATTATAAGCCAGCAAAACGCGGTGATCCAGATCGTCCAGATCCAGAATCTTGGAAAAAGGCCCAATCAGATAGTGGCGACGAAATGGCATTAGAACAAATCCAAAAAATGCATGATCAGTTGATGGAAATCGTAATGAGATTAAAGGGAATGTCTTTGTCTGTAGAATTCCAAGATTGGACAAAGGACATGATTTCTAAAGCCGAAATATACATTCAGAATGTTTATGACTTTGTAAAGTACTACGAACCCGGTAAGTATGAAGACGAATATACTCCAGAAGAAGTTGAAGAGCCATCAGAATTAGAGACAGAAGAGCCTGAGTCTGATGCTGGCTTCAAATACGAAGATCCAAAAACTGGAGAAATATACAATTATCGTCGCCAAGGAATTTACGAAAAGGATGGTCGCAGATTAACATATGTTGGTCAAGCGGCTGAATATCAAGGTCGTAAAGTGACTCTTAATAAGCCATTTAGAACTTCCAATGGTCCAAAAAAGTTTGCTGTTTACACAAAAAATGAAAGTGGAAATATTGTTATTGTCAGATTCGGTGATCCAAATATGACAATTAAAAAGAATATTCCAGAACGAAGAAAGAGCTTTAGAGCTAGACATAATTGTGACAATCCCGGCCCCAAGTGGAAGGCTAGATACTGGTCATGCAAAGCTTGGTAAAAAAGTGGCGTAGTCATTTACACGGTAATAACATGACCTATCTCGGTCACTTTAGATTCGCGGTAGGTCATGGAATTACTTGTCTTAAGGCTGGATTATATTTGATTGTTCACGGTTTGTTTCCTTGTTTTTATCAACATGCTGGCAGCGAACTAGTACATGAGCTAGAGAAGGATTTCACAAGAAGAGAGCAAACAATAGAGGATTGTAAAAAAGCTCAACCGTAGATAGAATATTGTGACCGCATCATTTGAATTAGGAGAAAAAGTTGAATTGGTTTCCATTGAAGAATTTTACACATTATAGTTTGCTACGTGGTTTTTCTAAACCAGAAGAGCTTGCTGCTAAGTGTAAGGACAACGGATATGTAGCTTGCGGCATTTGCGATTACAAGACAATATCTGGCGCTGTATCATTTTATCAAGCGTGTAAAAAGGTTGGCATCAAGCCAATAATAGGATGCTCATTTGATAACTTTACTTTGTTTGCAAAGAATAAGAGCGGTTGGAATGATCTAATCTCTTTAGTTTCGTCTTTGGATGAAAATGGAGAACTTGCAAAAGATTTTTTGGATAAAACCTTGTCTAGAAATAATTTGATCAAACTTAGTTCTTCATCATCAAAAGATATTCCACACAGTTATTATGCAGAAAGGAAGGATGCTAAACTGCATAGAATTTTATTGTGTTCGGACATGAAGACAACGCTAACTAAGATTCAAAAAACAATAAAGCCAGATCGACTTGGTGGCATTAATGTAGATTCAAAATATCCTCAAGAACACATGGATAAGCTTGTATATTTTATGCAAGACAACTTCTACGTGTTAGATAAAGAAGAAACTAAGAACCTAGACACAACAGAGCTAGAATTAATTTATAGCCAATGCGAAGACTATAATATCTTAAGTAAACCGATTCTTCCAAAGTTTCAATGTCCTAACAATCAGTCAGAAGAAGAATATCTAAAAGAACTATGCAGAGAAGGATGGAGAACACTCTTAATATCGCAGGATAAAGTATCGACAGAAGAAGATAAGCAAAAATACCTAGATAGATTCAAGGAAGAGTTTGATATTATTAAGGGTGCTAATCTATTCGGATATTTCTTAATAGTACAGGATATTATCAAATATGTAAATGATATGGGTTGGTTGTCTGGACCGGGAAGAGGAAGTGCTGCTGGATGCTTAATATCATATCTTATTGGTATCACTAAGATAGATCCTCTAGAGTACGATCTACTATTTGCGAGATTTTATAATGCTGGAAGAAACTCCGAAGACCATATATCACTACCCGATATCGATATGGACGTTCCCGGCAACAAGAGAGATGAAGTTATAGCATACTTAAAAAACAAGTATGGAAAAGACCACGTTAGCCAAATGATCACATTCGGCAGATTGCAAGGTAGAAGTGCAATCAAAGAAGTATTGAGAATACACGAAGCTTGTTCTTTTGCAGAGATGAACGCGATCACTAAAGCTATACCAAACGAAGCAGAGATTTCTGATCAATTAGCAGACATGGAAGATGACGAAAGATCTATCATACGCTGGGCGTTAATCAACAATGCTGATGAGTTAAGAGATTTTTGTTATATTAATGACGATGGAAGACTAGATGGTGAGTATGCTGAATACTTTCAACAAGCAATAGATATAGAGGGTACTTTTAAAACCCAAGGAAAACACGCTGCTGGTATTGTTATTTCAGCAAATAAACTAAGTAATGTATGTCCAATGGTGAATCAAAGGGGATCGGGCGAAAAGATAGCCGGATTAGAAATGTCAGATTTAGAGGCTCTTGGTCACGTAAAATTTGATATTCTAGGAATCAATTTGCTTGATAAAATTATGTATATCAAAGAACTTGAGAGGAAATAATGGCAAATCGTGACTTTATAATATTTGACTTTGAAACAGGATCAAGAAATCCTCATAAGACTCAACCAACGCAGATCGCAGCATTGGCATTAGATGGAAGAAACTTTTCTGTCAAGGGTCAATTTAACAGTGAGATACAGCCAATCTTTGATGAAGAAAAGGCTATAGCCGCTGGTTTAGATCCAGTAGAGGACGAAGCATTAAAGATCACCAACAAAACTAGAGAATCTCTTGAAAAAGCACCGGCACTAAAGTCTGTGTGGGATAAATTTTCTAAATTTGTTTTACAGTACAATTGGAAGGGCGATGCATTTTTTAATCCGATCCCAGTTGGTTTTAATATTATATCATTCGATATGATAATTATAAACAGACTATGTGAACAATTTGGTCCTTGGGATAAGGATCGTCGGCAGCAAAAGTTATTCAGTAAAGTTTATAAGTTCGATATAATGGATAATATTTTTGCTTGGACAGAAAGCGATCCATCTGTAAAATCTATAAGCATGGATGCATTAAGGGAAAGAATGGGACTTAGTAAAGAAAATGCTCACGACGCATTGCAAGACGTAAAAGACGAAGCTAACATATTCATTAAGCTCATGAAAACTCATAGAGCTATCTACCAAAACATGAATTTTGATAAAGCTTTTGCTAACGGCGGCTTGTATGTCAAATAAAAAGTGCAATAAGTGTAAACAAGATTTGCCAATTTCTGAGTTTAGTAAACATAGTGCTAGTAACTATCTCAGACCAGAGTGTAAAAGATGCAACAATTTATTGAGCAAACAAAGAAAAGAACTACGAAAAGAACATGGCAACCCACCAGAAAATTATAAGTGTCCCATATGTAATAGGAATGAAGAACAAATATCATCTGGTGGAGGTAATAAAAGCACAAGATGGGTATTAGATCATAATCATGATACTAATAAATTCAGAGGATGGTTGTGCCACAATTGCAACATGGGAATAGGTGCGTTCAAGGACAATAGAGTAATATTGCAGAAGGCTATTGAGTATTTACAAAATGATGAACTATAATGATAAGTTAACTTGGCAATTATTTGCAGAAGGAAAAACCAAGGGTATCTTTCAGCTTGAAAGTAATCTAGGAAAATCTTGGGCTAAGAAATTAGCACCAACAAACATAGAAGAATTGTCTGCTCTTATTGCTATCATTAGGCCGGGAACATTGAAGGCGTATGTTGACGGCAAAAGCATGACACAGCACTATGTTGATAGAAAACATGGTCGAGAAGAAGTTACTTATTTACATCCAGCATTAGAAGAAATATTGAAGTCAACCTATGGCGTTCTTGTGTATCAAGAACAGTCCATGCGTATTGCCCAAAAGATTGCTGGCTTCAATCTACAAGAGGCCGACGTTCTTCGTAAGGCCATTGGAAAGAAAAAGGCTGATCTCATGAACGAGGTCAAGAAATCATTTATAGCGGGTGCTGAACGCATTGGAATGGTATCAAAAGAAGACGCAGAGCAGATATTCGGATGGATAGAAAAATCATCTAGATATGCATTTAATAAGTCTCATAGTGTGTCGTATGCTGTGTGTTCATATTGGAGTGCATATCACAAAGCCCATAACACAAAAGAATTCTTCTTATCTTATTTGTATTATGCAAACGAGAAGCAAGATCCACACCAAGAAATTTATGAACTAATATCAGAAGCAAAGCTATTTGATATTAAGGTCAAAACCCCAAGCATAGTAAATTATCACGATAAATTCAATATCAAAAATGATACAATTTACTTTGGTATAAAAGATATCAAATCATTAACTGGTAAAACCGGTGATAGCGTTGTGGAGAGCCTTGAAATAGTCAAGAAGGATTTGAATAAAAAAACAAAAGAGTTGACTTGGGTAGAAATACTATTATTCCTAAGTCCAAGCGTAAATTCTGCATCATTTAAAGCTTTAGCATCTATAGGGTTTTTCCGTGGATTCAAAGATAGCATTTCAAGAAATAAAGCCTTGTATGATTATGAGATCTTTAAATCTTTAACAAAATCAGAACATACTTGGTTAGTAACTAATTACAAGCAAAAACAGTGGAATAGTCTCGTAGAGGCTCTAACCGACTTAGCACCAACAAAAAAAGAGGGTGGAGGCACAAGCAAAGCTGACAGAAAACAAGTTATTCTTAATGAAATTCAGCTGCTTAATAGTCCACCATATGACTTGAAAGATGATCCATCTTGGTTAATAGATCAAGAAGTAAAGTTTTTGGGTTGTCCAGTTAGTATGACAAAAGTTGAAACATCTGACACATCTGCCGCTAATACAACATGCAAAGACGTTGTAAATGGCAAGAAGGGCAAGAATTTGTGCATAGTAGCAAACGTGCAGCGTGTTGCGGATTACAAAATAAAGAAGGGTGAATCTAAGGGACAAATGATGTCCTTTTTAACAATAGAGGACGAAACAGCAACCTTAGATAGTGTTATAATTTTCCCCAAAATTAAAGAGAAATACAAGTACATTCTTTATGAAGGGAATAATCTAATTTTTTGTGGATACGTCAATAATAATGACTCGTCTTTTATCATTGAACAAATTCATGAAACTTGACAGTGTTTTTTTAGCTTGTTACATCTAAAATACTAAGATAGGAGAACTTTTGAGATGAATATTTGTTCGTTTACTGGGTATCTTGTAGAAAACCCAAGAATATCTATGTCTGGTGACATAGTAAGAGCTGATTTCGTAATGGTTGTCTATACATATAGAAAAACCAAAACTGGCGAAAAGAATAGAATTCCCACATACATACATTGCGAGGCTTGGCACACTGGGGCGGAAACCCTTGAAAAATATGCCACCAAAGGAACGAAATTAGTAGTTCACGCCTCTGCAAAAAATATCTCAAAAGAAGATGATCAAATAGTTTTTAGAATTAATGAGTTCGATTTCTGTAACCAAGACTTTGAAGATTAAAAAATGAGAAAAAAAAGAATACTGTTCTGTAGCGAAGCCACGTTTTTAAATACTGGCTACGCAACCTATACTAGAGAAATACTCAATTATTTATACAGTACTGGTAAATATGAGTTGGCCGAATTGGCTTGCTATGGCGAAAAAAACGATCCAAGAGCAGCAAATATTCCTTGGAAGTTTTACGGAGTTATTCCTAATCAGCAATCTTCGGAAGAAGAAAAGAAGCAGTATCAATCTCATCCCATTGCTGCATTCGGTGAACTAATGTTTGAGCCTGTGTGCTTAGATTTTAAACCAGATGTTGTTTGCGACATCAGAGACTTTTGGATGTTAGACTTTGAAGAACGTTCTCCATTTAGACCATTCTATAAGTGGTGCATTATGCCAACGGTGGATGCTAGACCACAGGCCAGACAGTGGGTAGCAACTTATCAATCAGCGGATGCTTGCCTAACATACTCTGAATGGGCTGGCGATGTTCTTCAGTCTCAGTCTGGCGGCAAAATAAATTATTTGGGGATATCTCCACCGTCAGCACATGCGGCGTATAAGCCACAAAACAAAAAAGAACTAAGAGCATCTATGGGTTTAGATGAAGATTGTTTCATAGTAGGAACAGTCATGAGAAATCAAAGAAGAAAATTATATCCAGATTTATTTGAAGCATTCAAGTTACTTCTATCCAAAGTAGACAATCCACACAAGTATTTCTTATATTGTCATACAAGTTATCCCGATTTGGGTTGGGATATACCAGAATTATTACAACAACACGGGTTGTCATCTAAGGTGTATTTCACATATATTTGTGGACAAACTGGCAAACCGTTCGTATCGCTATTTAGAGGAGCGGTCACACAATCTCCATATACAGGCAAATATGGCTCTACATTGTCGAATGTCAAGAACGGTGCAGAATATGAAGATCTGTCTAAGATCATGAACATGTTCGATCTTTATGTTCAATATGCAAACTGTGAAGGGTTTGGATTACCACAAGTCGAAGCAGCAGCGTGTGGTGTGCCTGTAATGGCAACCGATTATTCCGCAATGGAAAGCGTTGTTAGAAACCTTGGAGGTATTCCGGTCAAGCCAAAAGCTTTATACAAAGAATTAGAAACGGGTTGCTTTAGAGCGGTTCCAGACAATGACCTTGCTTCTGATTTGATGGTAAATTTCTTTAAGTTATCTGAAGAAGAAAGACAAGCTTATGGTAGAACCACAAGAGAAGCTTTTGAAAAGCACTACCAGTGGAATAAAAGCGGTAAGGCTTGGGAAGATTATTTTGATAGCGTAGAGATTGTGCCAGAAGAATTTACTTGGAAATCTCCACCAAGAATACGAAGACCAGAACAAAAACCAGATAATTTACCGCCAAATATAGAACACGATAAGTTAGCCAAGTGGTTAATCACTAATGTATTGTGCGAACCAGAAAGATTAAATTCTCATCTTGAAGCAAGGCTAATAAGAGACTTGATGTATAAAACTACTACATCGGTTACTGGTGGCATGTATTTTAATGAAAGTTCAGCAGCGTTTGATGGACAAATGGCACGAAACCCATTCGATTTTAACGCGGCATACAATTCTATGTTGGCTCTATGTAATAGAAGAAACTTTTGGGAACAAAAAAGAGCGGAGGCTTTCGATATAAAATGAAACTTTTGTACATAGGACACTACAAAGAAAATAGCGGCTGGTCAAGAGCGGCTGTCGGATTAATCAAGGCTATACAAACTACAGATATAGACGTTGTTTGTAGAGACATAAAGCTAACAGAGGTACAGCCAGAACTAACAAAAGATATCTTAGAATTAGAGAAGAAAAATTTACAAGATATCGATTATTGTATCCAACACATCTTGCCTCATCACATAGTAGGGACTCAAAAATTTAAGAAAAATATTGGATATTTTGTATCGGAAACAGATTCTATAGGACTCCATAATTGGAGCAATAGTCTATCTTTACTAGATGAGATATGGGTTCCAAATCAAGATTCAAAAAATAATCTCATTAATGATGGATTTGATGAGAAGTCTATAAGAGTAATACCACACGCTTTTGATTTAACCAAGTATATAGATACTAAAAATAGGCTTAGTTTTCATGGGAAAAATCACACATTCAAATTTTATTTTGTTTGTGAAATCGATGACAGAAAGAATATTGAATCGATCATTAGATGTTTTCATTCAGAATTTAATTCTAATGAGCCTGTTCTTTTAGTTTTGAAGATAAAAAAGAATGGCGTTGATCAAGACCTTTTAAGGTCTGAAATGGGGAAAATTTGTGACAGAGTAAAGAATGAATTGAGATTACACAAAAATTTAGACGGTTACAAAACAGAGATACTCATCACAGAGGACTTTACTGATGAACAAATGAACATACTGCATTTGTCTTGTGATTGTTACGTTGGTCCTACGCACGGAGAAGGATGGTCTATTCCAGCTTTTGACGCTATGTGCTTTGGCAATACCCCGATTTGTAGCAATGAAGGTGGTCCAAAAGAGTTTATAGATCCAAATAACAAAAATACTGGATGGTTGATCGATGGAATAAAGGGCATTTGTAACCACAGAAATCCAGCTTTCCAAGATCTATTTACTGGACATGATAATTGGTTTATTCCGAATGAGCTTGAAATTAAAAAAGCGATGAGATTTTATTACGAAAACAGGAAATCAAAAAATAAAGATGGCTTAAAGAGGGGCGAACAATTCTCTTATCAAAAGGTCGGACAACTTATAAAGGAAGAATTAAATGGTTAAGTTCTCATCAAAAAGTATAATCGACGCTTGCAACAAAGAAGCTCCAGAAAAATACAATATTTTAACCTTTCCTACACATGAAAGATATGAGACACAGCTTTGCAAGACCGGCCACAACTTCTATTCATTTCATTTACCAGACTCAAAGAAGTGGAATACTTCTCAAGTAGGCATTCCAGAAAACTATCATATATTGCCAGAAAGCGACATTTGTCCATATATTGGTTATGATTTTATATTATCACAGAGTAAGTTTTGGCAATTCCAAGTAGCCAAACAAATACAGCAAATTATAAATGTTCCCATAATATCACTAGAGCATACTATTCCAACGCCTCAGACTATTTCTAGACAGCAATTATCACAAATGCAGTCAATGGTTGGCGATGTGAATGTGTTTATATCTGAGTATTCTGCTTTATCTTGGGGAATTGATAACAATACCGCTATCATTCATCACGGTATAGACACCAATCAATTCACAAACTTAAACCTTACAAAAGAAGATCATATACTCACGGTCGCTAATGATTTTGTTAATAGAGATTATTGCTTAAATTATAATGGCTGGAAGCGTGTAACAGACGGATTAAAGACAAAACTGGTAGGAGATACAAAGGGTTTATCTAAGCCAGCATCTTCTACAGAAGAACTAGTATTAGAATATAATACCTGCGCTGTATACTTTAATAGTTCCACACTAAGCCCCATTCCAACTTCTTTGTTAGAAGCCATGAGTTGTGGGTGTGCTGTAGTGTCTACGGCAACATGTATGATACCAGAAATTATACAAAACGGGGTCAATGGTTTTATATCCAATGATGAAAATAAACTCAAGGAATACTTGACTACTTTATTATCAAACTCTGAATTAAGGGAACAAATTGGAAATAACGCTAGAAAAACAATAGAAACAAAATTTCCAGAACAGGCTTTTACTAACAAGTGGAATAATATATTCCACAAAACATATGGGATATCAAAATTATGAAAGTTTACATATCAGAACATTTAGATAAGATTATAGAGGGCTTTAATACTATTCCGATAGTTTATGGTTCTGTAGACTTGGGCAGCATTCCAAACAATGGAGCGTCAGTTATAGTAGCAATAGATGCTTTGGATAGCATAAAGCAAGAAAATATAGCAGATTTTATTCGTGGTATGGCAAGTAAAATGAGGATCAATGCAGTAATTCATCTTGGCGGATTGGATGCATACGCCTTAAGTAAAGACCTTATTAGCGGTAAAATAGACATAGAAGACTATAATAAGAGTGTTACAGGAAAGCTGGGAGTATATTCTTCACGGTACATTTGTGATTTAATACAGTCACAAAATCTAACAATAAATTCCGTTACTTTTAGAGGAAATAACTATGAAATCTCAGCAACAAGAATTATCAATCAAAACTAACTGTAAGGATTGTGCTTTTGCAATCTATGATAACAATACTCAGGTATCGTGCGAGTTTGATAGAGTAGCAAAATTTGGAGAAAAGGCTATACCAGCTTATGATGAGAATAAAGAATTTTATGTCATCGATACCCTGTGTTGCTACTATAGAGATAAGGAAAAGGGATATACGCCAGATGACAAGAACAAGGTAGTAGCCCAATCCTCAATATCATTTGATTTGATAGTTGATTGTAATGATTTATCTGAACAGAATAGAGATAGCGTCTTAGACTTTTTAGCTACCTATTTGTACTTTAAAAACAAGGTTAACATAGTATTAGCACATCAGTATGATAAAAAAGAAGCCGTTAAGAGCCACGTTGAGTATATAGCTAGATCTTGTAAAGCACAGATCGGTATATCTATTTATCAAGATATGGATGAATTTTTGAATGACTATGTTCTAAAAACAAAGAATCTATGTCACATAATTGTTAAGGATGCGAGTAAGATATCTAAAGATGTTCTGTTAAAAATCAATAGCTTTGTTAATGATGATTTGGGTAAGTTCTTAGTAATCTCTCATGGCGACCATTTGTGCATAAGTAGTGTTGCTTATAAGCTTCAAAACATGAAAGTGACCACAAATGATTATAATGCTAATGTTAACACAATTATCAAAGAATCCAAGGAACACAGGTTATATATAGAAATTTGATATGAAAACAAAATGCATAGTATCAGCTAAAAAGAAGGTAAAAGATAAAAAAGAAAAGACCACCCCAGATCTTATTACTGTAATTTTGCTATGCGATAGCTCTGGGTATAGAATGAAGTCCTACGGTCCAGTTTCTTTGATCGCAATAAATGATGTAAAATTAATAGATCTACAGATTCAATGTATTAGAAATGTATTTGAAAACTTTGAGATAATATTGTGTGTGGGATTTGATGCTGAGAAAATATGTAAATATATTAGATCAGAACACGGCGACAAAAGAATAAGAATAGTGGAGAATCAATTACATAATGTATCTAACTCTTGTGAGAGTTTAAGATTGTCATTAAATAACACCACTAATAACAAAGTAGTTGTATGTGATGGGAATTTAATTCTAAACGAAGAATGCCTGAGAAACATAGACACAGATTGCTCATGCGTTCTAATAGAAGAAGATCCATGTGAAAACTTAGAAATTGGACTAAATATAGATGACAAAAAAATTGTACAGCATTTGTCGTATGGGGCGAACAATACTTGGTCAGAAATATTCTTTCTCAATGGTTTAGAAATCATAGAATCATTGAGAAAAATAGTTACAAAATATGATAGTAAAACACGGTTCGTATTTGAGTCAATCAACGAGTTAATAAAAATGAAATACGAAGTCAAATCAATGTCGAATAAGAACAAAGTGATAAAAATAAACAACATAAAAATGTATCATTCTATTAAGGGGAACAATGTATGAAAATTTTGATATCTGATTATTCATCTGAACATACAACAGAGCCTCTGTATCTAAATACCATATTCAATTCTATCGGATGTACATCTATTTTGTGTCCACCAAATATGAGTATGTTTGACACCTTTGATATTACACAACCAAATTTATTTATCACGCATTTCTCAAAAATATCAAAAGACGTTGTAGCTTATCTAAAGGAGCGCAAAGATATTGATATTATTGTAAATGTAACTAATCTTAAACAAGATAGCCTAAATCAACTAGAGTCCACCCTATATGAGAATGGGATAAAGCCATTATTTTTCTTTGTAAACAACTACGATCATCAGCTAAAAGCTTCTAAAACAAATATCAATGTTGTATTGCACGGTGCTGATGTGCTGTTTGGCAATATCAACAAGATGTTTGATATAGACTGTGGAATCTTTGTAGACAAGTCAGAAAATCTTAAATCGATTGGAGAAACATATCACTATTTATCCAATTCTCAGAAGATGGAAGATATTGCCGATATTGTTATGCCAAACCACAAGTTGACTCAGTTTTACCCAAGCTACAATAGAATCATTTTTAAGTACTTTAATAACATATTACCACAGGCGTTTTTTGATGCAGCGTACTATGGCAGGACTGTCTATTATGATATAGAGGATAGGTCTATCCTAGACATTCATCTACAGAAATTGTTCGGTGAATCTGGTCTATGTGTAGATCAAGATACTGGATGTGTTTCTCAAAGAATAAAGCAAAAACATACCTGTCTACACAGAGCAAAATCTTTATTATCTCAACTACCATGCAAAGTTTATACGGATAAACTACAAGCAATTATAGAGGAACAACTAAAATGAGCCTAGTCACAGTAATAATGAATTCTTATAAGCGGCCTCATACAATTAGTGAGCAATATGAAGCTATTAAAAACCAAACGATAAAAGATATTTCCATTATGTGCTGGTTTAATTTTGATGAGGATTCAAGACGAGAAAATTACCCAACCGATTTTGTTCATAATGTTCCGTGTGCATTTTCTAATATAAATCTAGGAGTTTGGGCTAGATTTGCTTATGCTTTAAATGCTAATAGCAAATATATATGCGTAGTTGATGATGATACTATTTTTGGTAGCAAGTGGATAGAAAATTGTTTAAATACAATGACAACACACAGAGGTTTACTTGGTTGTCGTGGCGTAAGAATGGTGGGTGATGACTACAATCAATATCCAGCTTGCAAATACGAAAGCATTTGTGGAAATGAAAACATCGAACAGGTTGACATAATGGGACACTGTTGGTTTTTTGAAAAAGAGTGGCTTAGAGCTTATTGGGCAGAAATGCCATATCAGTTGCCACCGTTTGGTGGAGAAGATATGCATTTTTCATTTGCTATACAAAAACACTTTGGCCTTAAAACATATGTTCCGCCACAACCAAAAGACGATAAAGAAATGTGGGGATCGATAAATCCTTCTAAGTATGGTGAAGATATGGTGGCGACATCAAGAACCAAGGACGGATTCATTCAAGCAAACGCTTATTGGAATCATCTTTTGTCACAAGGCTATAAATTAGTGAAAGATCAATAATGTTACTGATTACATTTGGAACTCGACCAGAATGGATCAAGATTAAGCCAATTCTTGACAAGATACAAGGAAGAATCCCATATAGATTGGTATGTACCGGTCAGCACAGTAACTTGCTAGACAAGTCCATAAATGATTATCAAGTACAGTTTATGTCTATCGAAAATGGTAAGAATAGATTAGATTCTATTGTAGTTTCTATACTAGAACATTGTGACGATATCTTCAAAGATATTAAATATACAATGGTGCAGGGAGATACAACGTCTGCGTTTGCTATAGCTTTAGCATCATTTCATAGAAAAATACCAGTAATACATTTAGAGGCTGGCTTAAGATCGTGGGATATAAACAATCCATATCCAGAAGAATTCAACAGGTGTGCTATAAGCAATCTAACATCTATTCATCTATGTCCAACAGAAGAAAATAAGTACAATATAAGAATGAATGACGGTGAGAAGTATGTTGTTGGGAACACAGTTTTGGACTCTTTGGTAGACAAAATTCCAACATTAGAAAATTTTATTCTTGTTACTTTGCATAGAAGAGAAAATATAGAAGATATCTTTTCATGGTTCCATGCTATAGAACAATTAGCACAAGAAAATCCACACCTTGAGTTTATTTTTCCTATGCATCCAAATCCAGAAATACAAAAATACAGAGATATCTTTAGAACCGTTAAGGTAATAGAACCGCTATCTCATGAAGAATGTATCGATTATTTGGCTAGATGTTCTATGGTGATAACGGATAGTGGTGGCATACAAGAAGAATCTGCGTTCTTAAAAAAGCACTGCATAGTCTGTAGACAAACGACAGAAAGAACAGAGGGCGAACTTATTTTCTCGCAATTATGCCCATCTCCAGATCGCTTGAAAGAACTATTTAATAAGACAAAAATTGAACTTGTTGATTACGCTTGTCCGTATGGCGATGGAACAGCAAGCGATAAAATATTAACAATTTTGGAGCAATTATGCTATCAATAAATAAATACAATCTTGGAAACTATGTTGTTCCAGAGGATTCTTATGGTGGAATATGCGTTGATATAGGGTGCAATGTTGGTAGCTTTGTATCAAAGTATGTGCATAGTTTTTCAAAAATATTGTATTACGAACCTATAAAAGCCTGTTTTGATATATGTAATGAGCTTTTTAGCGAATACTCCCACGTAAAAGGATTTAATAATGCGGTATGGTCAAAATCAAATGAAGTGGTTAATATATTGACACATGTAAATAATGATAGCGGCTCGTCGGCTATAGAGTCTGATATATTAAATAATGAGTGGGCAAAAAGAGAGATAATACACGAAGTACAAACAGTTTGCTTGGAAGATATTTTAAGTATAGCTGGGGGAGAAATAGCTTATTGTAAAAGCGATTGCGAAACTAGTGAATATCATATCTTTTTGAATAAAAATATAAGAGATATAAAGTACATAGGAATGGAAATTCACTGGCAAATGGGTGAAGACAAACAAAGAGAATTAATGTTACATATATTAAAAACACATGATATTATATATGGTGATGTAGGATATACAAACTATAATAGAGAAATATTGTTTAAAAGGAGATGATCGTGGCTAAGTCTTTCAAAAAAGATATCAAGATCTTCAAAGATAAAATAGAAAAAAACGAACACTTTAGTTTTTCTAAGTACGCTGATGGCGAGTGGGCCGTTATGCAAAATCACAAAATAGACAACAAAGAGTTCTGGTTTGATCCAGAAAATGAGTTGGACGCTATCAAAAGAAACAAGCTGATAGAGTCTTTCAAGTATAAAAATGACAGGTACTATGTTGGCATATCTTGTCCATGTTGTCAAGGAATGGAAACTTTTAAAGCAATGAAAGAATTCAGTGAGCAAGATGATAATAAATTAACATGGGCAAATTTGTGGGTAAATGGTAACTACAAATACTATGTTAAAAACATACTACCACTATTTTCGGATCGCAAGATTGTACTATTTTGTAATAAAAATGGAGAAGTAGAAAACTTACCATTTAAACCATTTGCAACAATAAGAGTTTCTAATAATGCTTGGCAATATGATTGGTCAACAATAGAAGAAGCCAAGTGGCTTATACGAACTTGTGACTTGAGAAATATGGTTTTCTTGTTTTGTTGTGGGCCTTTTGGCAACATTCTATGCCATGAGCTAACTGAATATGAACCAAATAACACATATCTAGACATTGGATCGACTTTGAATCCATATCTTAAGTCAGCCGGATTTGAAAGATTTTACTACATGGGAGATAATGTGTTTTCTAAAATGGAGTGTGTATGGGGAGACTAAGCCTACCAGACGTAACTCTGGTTTCTGTTTGTGGAAACGCAAAATTTCTTGTTGGCATCATAAGAGCAGCAAGATATTGTATGAAAAATATTGACTTTGGTAAGGTAAAAATCCTATCAAATGTTGATGTCAAGCTTGATGATATAGAAGTAATAAAAATTCCATCATTAAATCAAGAACAGTACTGTACATTTTGCTTGTACGAACTTCCAAGGTATGTGGACACCGAATATTGTTTGACATTCCAAGGTGATGGATTTGTAATTAATCACGATTTATGGAATAATGAATTTTTAAAGTATGACTATATTGGTGCGCCTTGGATATTTGAAGTAGTTAATAATGTGGGCAATGGAGGATTTTCACTAAGAAGTAAAAAATTTTTGTGTTCGGCTAAGACACTTGAGTATAATAGTAGGATACAATTTCAGCCACACATACCAGCTGGTGATCTTGTAACACCAGAGGATTGGTTTACTTGTTGTTATTCATATAAAGAAATGATCGGAATGGGTGTAAAGTTTCCAGAACTATCTTTAGCATATCAATTTGCAGTAGAGCATCCATCACCAATAAAAAATTATGATAGATTTGATATAAACACATATGGATCTTTTGGGTTTCATGGAAATTTTAATAAGGCAGCGATGAATTTATTGGAGAAACAATGAATAAGTACTCATATGATACAGAAGAGTTTGACTTTGTTAGCATAGTTAAAAGCGCGTTTAATATAGAAGATTTATCGTTAGTTCATACTATATTAGATAAGCAGCTAGAAATGCCAACAGATCCAAGTCAAGATCAGCAAACAACTTTTCATAAAATTTTCTATAAAGTATACGAGGAAGAACCCTCAGAATTTTTAGAATTATACAAACAATTTGTTGCTCATATAGCAAATAATTATTTTTCGGGACTTAAAATTATATATCAAACTAAGCCCACATTTAGGGTTCAAGCACCAAATAATATAGCGGTCGCTAAATGGCACAAAGACAAAGCATATAACCACTCTTCTAACGAAATAAATATATTCTTGCCTTTAACACGGGCTTTTGATACAAATACAATATGGGCCGAAAGCGAAGAAGACAAGGGTGATTACTCACCTATGAACGCAGAGATTGGTGAGTTTTACATATGGAATGGTGCTAATCTTTATCATGGTAATAAGCAAAATGAAACAGGATTAAGCAGGGTTAGCGTTGACTTTAGAGTAATATTTGAAGATAAGTTTGATTACGAGGGAACAAGCGTAACAACAAAAGTTCCAATGAAACTTGGTCATTATTGGTCGAAACTATGATGAACTCCAATCTTGTATCCGCCCATATGTTCCTATATTATGGAGAAACGGGCGAGTATGTTTTAGATACAGTGTCTAAGTTTTACAATGGTTCATTATATCTATCTCTAGTAGAGAATAATTCAAATAATGACTTTTTTCTAAATATTGCAAAAGAAAAATTTGAAGATATCCGCGTCGTATATGTAAGCAATTGTGGTACTGATCAGTACGGTTTTTACAATAGCTTTAAACATGATTTTGAGAAAACCCCGTGGATTTTTTATTGTCATGACAAACACCCCAACAAGCGTGGATGGTTACAGCAAATGCTTTCAGTCTATAAGGATGTGAGCGAGGATATACTTACCCAACATAATAATGGCATCATTAGTTCTGAAAAATATAAAAGACAACAGCCCTCATTTGAAGAGTTGCTATCCACTTATGCATCCTATTCATATGAATATAGAAAAGAAATTGTTCAAAGTATGCACACGTTGATATGGTTGCACGAATTAGAGAAAATATTGTTATCAAAATACGACATTGGAAACAAAGATTTTAAATGTCCTACATTTTCTGCTGGCAACACATTTTTAATTAGAAGAGATGTAGTAGAAAAGTCTCATGGATGTGTATATGAGAAATTTTTTAATCATGGCATATATAGAACAGATGGGGAAGTAGAACACGGATTAGAAAGATTTTACTTTTATGTTTCCCAATGTTTAGGTTACGAAAACATTTATATATAAGGATTATGAATATGAATCTGGGTATCTATATCAATAATTTAGCTGACACTCAACAGCTAAAAGCTATTAGCGATACGGTCAATGAGTGTGTGAATAAAAAATTAATCGATGATTGTAGCATATTTTTTGACAACATCGCTTTCAATCCATTCAAAATACAGTGTGGTATTTTTAATTCTACTGATATATGGAATTTCAGTGGTAAACTAATTACAACATCTTTTCAGTCAACAATAAGCGCACTGAAAATAGTAAATAATATAGAAATCTACTATTACTATGGCTGGGAAAATAAAGTAAATACTTTGTCGCTTATGAGTCTTTTATCCCAAGGCGTAATCCCAGTAGCCAAAACAGAAACTAACCAATTAGACATGCACAGAAAAACTGGCGTTAAACCAGAACTATGTGTTGATTTTATGTCGATAGTAAACAAAATAAGGTGATACATGGATACTAAAAAGATTGTTGATATGTACACTAATCAAAATAAAAGTACATACGAGATAGCTGAACACTTTGAGACATATCCGAACAAAATTAGACGCGTTTTAATTAAAAATGGAGTCGAGCTAAAAGACAAAAGCGAAGCACAGAAAAATGCTATAGAGCATGGAAAGGCTATTCATCCAACTAAGGGCAAGGTTAGGTCACAAGAAGAAAAAATAAAGATTAGTTCTGGTATAAAGAAATACTGGTCAGATATGGATGATAAAACATATAAAGAGAAAGTAGAGAAGTCAAAGAAGCGGTGGCAATTGATGAGCGAACAAGAAAAAACACTTATGCTAGAATCTGCCATAAAAGCAATACAGGTGGCTGGTAAAGAAGGGTCAAAACTAGAAAGATTTCTTTATGAAGAGATTGTGAATGGCGGTTATCCCGTAGAATTTCATAAAAAATATCTTATTCAAAATGAGTACTTGGAAATCGACATGTACATACCCAGCCTCAAGACTATAATAGAGGTAGACGGTCCATCGCACTTCTTACCGATATGGGGAGAAGAAAAGCTAAGAAAACAAATCAAGGCCGATGTAAATAAAACTGGATTAATTCTTAGTAAAGGCTACATAATTATTAGGATCAAAAATTTGGCTGATTCTGTTTGTTTAGCAGACAGAGAAAAATTGAGGCTTGACATCCTAGATCGTTTGAGTATAATCGAAAAATCGTTTCCACCAAAGTCAGAAAGGTACATTGAGATAGAGATATGAAAACCTATGTAGAAGAAGTTAATGGCTTGTTTGATGAAGTTGAATTAGCTACTCCAAGCAATACAAACACAAAGACCAAGGACGTTATTCAATCAGATATTCCATCTATGCTATCAGCAGAATGGCATGATTATGCTATGGGGCTGTTTCATGAGTCGGAGATGATTGATGGTCATCCTCTGGTTGCTGGTTTGAGGCGTGTAGCAGAGGTTGTGCTGGGTCCAATTGTTTTTAGTGGACCAACACAGGTCTTTCCGGTACAGCGAGAAGATCATCATGGTCGTGCAACCGTAGTATTTACAGTAGAGTTTGCTAATGGTATGAGATACGCAGAGGTTGCAGATTCTTGGGAGGGCAATACCGATGATATGTTTTGTGCGTTTGCTGTTGCGATAGCAAGCACAAGAGCAGAGGCCAGAGCGTTACGCAAGGCACTTAAGATTAAGGGTGTTGCAGCAGAAGAGTTGACCAAGAAGGATACTGCTAAGATTGTTCGTGATATTTCTACTACTAAGTCAGCTAGCGAAGGTGAGTATGACGATCAAAGTAGAATGAGTGACGCTCAGTACAATTTTATTGATGTTAAGTGCAAGCAACTTAATGTCAATGGAAAGAAGCTATTTGCAGAGTTTAAGGTAGATAGTGGACGTAAGGTATCAAAGAAAGTTGCTAGTGATATTATTGATAGGCTCAATGATTATCAACGCGACAAGAGTTCTATTCCAGAAGATTTATTAGGCTATCAACAGGAGTGGCGTGACCAATGAAGATTACATATACTACAAAGAACGGCAGAATTAAGGTAGAAATTGATGGAGAATCACAAAAGGATCTTTTTGAATCACTAAGCAAGTTTCAAGAAGTATTTGACGAGTCTGTATGCGGAAAGTGCGGCTCTGAAAATCTAAGATTCGTAGTAAGAAATGTTGATGATAATCAATATTATGAACTACGCTGTTTAGATTGTGGTGCTAGACTAGCGTTTGGCGTTAACAAAAAGGGCGGCGGTTTATTTCCAAAGCGAAAGGACAACGATGGAAAGTGGCTTCCAGATAACGGCTGGGTAAAGTGGAATCCCAAGAGCGAGCAAGCGGAATGAAGTATCTGTTGTTATTTGCAATAATCTATATTCAAAATAGATTTATCGCTTAGAAGTAAAGAAAAAGGGGGTAGCCAAAAACTACCCCCGAATCTTTTTATTATAGATACTCTACGCTAAAATATAAGCCGTATTGAGTTTTACTACCAACGGTGACAGGCTCTGAGCTAAGAGCCACGTACCAATCATGTCTGGTAGCTTCATGCAAACTACCATTCTGAGAAGAATATCCAAGAGCGGGATTTGTATCTTGAACATTGGTATTTAGACCACTCATGCCGGGAGAGGCTGTAAAAGTCATATCGGTCATTGCGTCTAGTGAATCAAATTCATACCAGCTATTTGCTTCTCTGCCTCTATGGCTTAAATTGGAGACTGATTGAAGACTTGATGGATGTCTGCCCTCATAAACATAAGTAACAACACCGCTAGCATGGTTGATTATGTTATTTCTGTCAAATATACGTAATTTGCAGTTCTGAACTCTTACGGCTTCGCTATGTGTAAATCTTATATTAAGTGGGCATAGGTAGTTTGGTAATCTGTCTAAATTGACCGAACTAGCCCCGTTTATGCTAACTGTTCCAGCGGTCACAGAATTTCCACTGGTCATCATTGTGGTATTATTTAGTTGAGATCCTTGATTAACACCCAATGAGTCTGTAACGAACGTTGTGGACTGTCTAGTGCCGATTGGTACAGAAACACCAAAATTACTGCCATAAAAACCAACGCCAGAGCCAGCAGCATGGTTTATTAACTGGCCGTTTGAGCCAGCGCCCTGACCATTAATATTAGCAAAAAACGTAATTTCAGCCATAAAAATCTCCTTTTAAAACACTGTTACATAGTAATATACACGAAATTATGCGCCGGGATTTACTTCTACTATAGCATATTGCGCCCAACCGCCGTTAAATGCCAAGGTTCTGTCTATACTATAGTGACTAGGATCGTTGTGGTAAAAATAGAAGATATCATACTCTTTTGATTGTCCTGAGTCATTATTGAGTGATACAGAAGTGGATAAATTTCCTTCTATTAATTCTTCACCATTATTACTAGGCTTGGTTAGCCTTGTGGTCGGAACCACTTCTTTTGGTGCTGGATCATATCCATACTTTTCTTTTACAATAAACTTGACATTATTCCAAACAGCGCCAGTTCCGGTGGATCCTAGATATTGTGGTTGTAGGTTGGCACGAACAGATGTCATTCCTTCTTCGCCTTCTGTAATTTCTATTGGTGATGTATTGCCCCCATCATCTCCTTCTGCTCCAGATATTGGCTCCTCTCCACCGCCGCCCTCTCCACCGCCGCCCTCTCCACCGCCGCCCTCTCCACCGCCCTCGTCCTCCTCACCACCGCCAATTGACCCATTAGCTCCAACAGACATTATTTCTATTGTTGTGCCATCTGGATATACAAATGTATCACCAATAGCGTACCCCGTTCCACCAGTTTTAATAGAAATACTATCTTTTACAATACCAACATAATTTATCATATAAACAAAACCACCATTTGTTAATAATTTTGCTCTTCTAATTGTGTTATACTCCCACAAGCTATATGGAGCTAAATTACCCGGATTAGTATCTGTTGGTGGTGTTATGGACGTTCCAACCCCAAGGTGAGATCCGCCAGCATTTTCGTTAGCGTAAGCTGTTGGAATTTTAAAATCAACTTCAGACCGACCCGAAATTTCATCTCCAGAATCATTTAGACGATTTATCAATACCGGTAAACCGCTAGGGGCGGGGTAATCGATTATTTGTTCAATATCTGGAGTAGAAGGATTAAAGTGTAGAGGAGTAAACATATGCCCAAAGTAAAAAGTTTGGTGTATGGGCCAACCTTCGAATACTCTAACGTGTAGGGATGTTGTACCCATACTATCTATATCATCAGTTCGCACTCTATCTCCCCACTGTGGAAAAGAATTCACAGAAATAGGAGCGTCTGGCTGATTCCATCCTATTCCTCCACCAATTGGCAAAATGATTGGCTCATTAATATCGGCTGGACTAACTACTGTCTGTTTTTGCATACCAAAAAGTTGCGATGTTTCAAAAACCAGAGAATCTGCCGAAGTCTTCATTTTGCTCTTACAAGTAAGAACAGGTATCATCATAGATCTTCTATTGCCACGAACAATTGGTAATATAAGATAAGCGACACCTAATGGTGAGGGATGTCGATTGGCTACCGGTTGTGTAAAATTAGATGTCAACAAGCCTTCAAGATTGTATGCATTTCCATAATCTATATCCACAAACCGCTCTGAGGTTGCGGCTACATAAATTTCGTCCCTGCTATCACTTCTCCACCAATCGTGAATAACTTCTCCAAATAATGGACTTGCCCAAAAGTCACTCATTGGCGCAACACCATTTCTGAAATATAAATCGTAGTAATAATCTACACTAGACCTTAAACTAGCATATTGATCATTATCCAATAGCGATCTACTATATAACTGTTCTATAGACATAGACGAAAACTGAATTCGATTTGGTTTTGCTGGTTCTAGTCCATACACATGGTTTGATTCTGGTTCTAATCTATCATGCGTACTGTATGGTCGAAAAGGGTATGCACTTCTAGGCAGTCGAACATCATTATTTAAAGAAACAGCATCATAAAAATATTTGATGTAATCAGTAGAATTAAAGTTCAGCCCATACTCACTAGTGTATACCTGCCCATCTATGAATATGCCGGTTGTTTTTTTTACATATTTAAAAGGATCTTCCTGCTTGGGATAATCACCAAACAAACTTATTAAACCGAGATTTGTTACTTGATCCTTTGTATATGGATAAGAAAGGCTAGACAATACTGATAGTTCTTTAAGATTTCTATCGTTAGCAAACAATGGATTATTTTTAAAGATCTCTCTTTTTTCTGCTATTACTGGTGCTGTGCTATTAGTTTTATAGCCATCTGGAAATAGCATACCCCAAAAGAATGGAACTTCATCTCCATACAAAGGATCATCTAAAGCTGAAGTAAATACGTCGGTTGGAGATAAGTTGTCTCCAGCCAACGATAGTTTTCTTGCTGTTTTTAAAAGTACATTCTTTGGTAAAGCGTTTGTTATTTCGTCAAAACTTATATCTGGATAAAATAAATGTGATCCACCATTTTTAACAATATCCCTCAAGAGAAAATTATCTGTGTCACGTTTTTTTTCTGCATCTGCTTCTTTCAATAATTCAACCGCTTCTTCTGGGGTATAGTTATCTTTGATGTATTGTATTGGATCATCGATGTCGGTTGGTATTGTGGAAGCAAAAATATTCAATAATACAATTTTATTTGTATCGTTCCTTGTAGTATCAATACCATGTATGGTTGTTATAGATGCTAGGTCTATGTAATAGGAATTCCTCATTTTTCTGGCAAAATCATCGGGCATTACTTTTTCTAAACTGATGCCATTGAATGCAACATGAGCAAAGTAAGAGTTTGCTGGTATGATATATTGTTGATATTCAAAATTACCGAATGTAATCTTTTTGGTTAATGATTGTTCACCTGTTGGTAAAATTACCCATTCGCCATTGATCCTACTACACATTACCAATTGACCGCTTTTGAAACCTTGGGCGGCTCTATTTACTACCGTTATTACAGATTTAGCAGAAGAACTAGCACATCCACCTTTAAAATTGGGTCCATACATATGTGGATTTCCATTCTCCATACTTAATGGAATACCGCGCCCTTTCTTAAAGTTGCCCATAAATAAATCAGATTCGGGAGAGTCATAACAATCTTCTGCTGTTGCGCTTAAAAGAGCCTCTCCGCTAATGTCAGACATTTCTGCTGGTTCAATATCATCAATTAATCTTACCAATATTTGCTGTGTGCCAGATTCAAATTCTCCGGTTGTTGGATCATATGCTAATCGTAAATTTCCAGCAGCAGTATTTTTTGGATTATTATCGCCACCTTCAAGTGGACCAGAGTACTGACCGATTCCAAGTTGGTTTGTTTGATTTAAACTATATCGCAAACCTTCGGCGGTTTGTGGAATAGCGGAAATCAATGGAGAACCTCTAAAAGCTATTGTTCTAGATGATTGATTATCTCTAGAGTATGTTGGCACAAGCACGATGTTCGCGGTACGCTGTCCTCCAAGAACAGTAAATGTAGCTTTAAATGATAAACATCCAGATACGCTGTTATGAATTTTATCAACAATAGCTCTATATGTATTTGCTTGTAGTTGTGGTATACTTGGATCACCGATCTGAACTTTATTCCAATTATCTAAGAATATGTCGATAGAAGCGGCTGCAACTGGTTGATATTTTGTAACTGGATATTTTTGTGGATTTAATTTAACAATCTCTGTTAATCCCGTTTTTATCTTATATGTCTTGTCTACTATATCAAAATCTAATATTTGCATAGTTCCTTCTAATCCAAGTCCGCGTATCTTATCTCTTACCGAAGCGTCTCCAGAAAAGAATTCTGCCGAATCTGGATTTGGTCTGGCCGGATTAAAAAATTCAAAAACGCTAGATTTTGTATAATTTCCAAGTCCTATAGATAGCAAAGCTAGATCTTCTGTAGAATATCTATGAAAGTCCGTTGTTTTAGAGTAAAAATTGATATCAAACATTATGCTCTATCTCCATATATCATTACGTTTCTTTGAGAGTCATCCTCATCGTCAATAAAATAAAGTTCATTATAAGCATCTAGCGAAGAATTTGGTCTACTAGACATATTTGCATGGTATCCATGAGAAGCCGGGGTAAATAATCCATCGTCACCAACTAGTTCCGATGATGCAGAATTTTGATAATTTTCTGCCAGTTGAAATTGATCGATAAAATTTTGTGCGGTCTGACCAATTAGTGAGCTATTTTGCATCGATCCATATGTATCATATTGAGTATTTAATATTGGAGTAGTATTACTTGAAGCTACTGAACTTGACCAATTTTTATTAGTAGATGGACTTACGGATGCTACTATTCTAGTACTGGCGTTTGCTAAACCTAATCCTAATTGATCTAATCCCGGAACGTCGCCCCTCATAAATGAATTATATTCACTAAGGAAGTTTCTATTATTTTGATTTTTCCCAAGACCTTTTCTAATAAGAGCATTACGCTCACTATTAAGCTTCTTTCTTTCTCTGCTAATTTTTGATATTTCATCAGATTTTTGTTTTTGTAGTTTACCAAAACTAGCAGTATAGAGATCCATTTGATATGTTGTTCTAGCTCCACCAGTAGAAACATCCATATTTATACTAGTAACTAGTGGACCGCCATCTATTAAAGCTTTACATAGTGAATTACCCAGTGGTATTGTGGGAATAGTAAATGAACCCCTCTCACTAAATAACATAAGACTATTAGAGAATTCTGCTTGTAGCCTTCCTGCTTGATTTAATAAATCATATCCACCATAATTCCAAGGAGATAGATTCTCATCTTTTATAAAATCTACTCTTCCGCCTATGTTTTGTAATAAATATCCCTGACCATCTAAATTGGACGAAACCCAAGGTCCATAACATCTATCGGTTGACATTAAAGGCAAAGCAACAAGATCTGGATAAACGGGCGATGGCATGGTCCAATTAAGTGCTTGTGGAAAACCAAACGACATAGCGCTATGAATTTTTTTCATCGCTAACCAAGCATGAACTCTAGCATCGCTTGGTGTATTTTGTCCAAGTTGTCTTACCGAGTTCCACGGTGGTGTTTGTGGTGGGTTTGTTGGTAATTCAAATCCCGGTAATCCTCTAACAACATCCATAGTCATAAGATGTTTGAATCTTTCCGCTGACATTGTTTGGAAATGACCGTCACGATGTCTTGAGTCTTTGTTTGGAAGTACTCTGTTTGGTAAAGTTATTAAAGCATAAACATGATCTCTATTTAGATTAGCCAATTCGGTATCGATATAAACAGAATCAAACGCTGTAGCTCCTCCGGGATAAGTAAAGTTAAAATTATAAGTTTGAAAATCAAGTACTTGAGCGTTTGAACCCGGTATTGGAAGTGGAACAAAGTTCGCCTTATAAAACGATAAGCTGTCTATATAAACCCCACTACCGGGAACAAATGCTCCATTCTCTATGCCAGAACATGGAATGTATATTTTCTTAGGTGATGACTTAATACCAATATCTTTTACTTGTTGACCGTGTACGGCTAGGTCTACAACTAAAGTTTTTGGTGGCATATAAAGGTTTTCATCAACAGAACACTTTAGGAAAACCACCTGTCCCGGAGCCGGTTGACCACCATTATTTTGATTAGATGCCGTATTTGGAAAACTATGGAATTCATCTGGGCCAGTATTGTCGAGAGCATCAGAAATGTCTGTGATAAATCCATTTGCTGTTATAAACTGTTGAGTATAATCGGAACTATTCAAGCCTTCAAGAGTCAAAAATTGACTGTGATCAAATCTAACATAAGCACTTATTCTTCCGTCTTCGTTTAAGAAATTTGTTAAGTCTTGTGGTATTAGCATTTGTTTAACACCACTAGGAAGATTATTCCAATTTGCTTGACTTATAGCATTTATATTACTAACGCCAAGAGTGTTAGCATAAAGATCAAAATTAAAATATCCGCCAATACTCATCGGTTTATAATTTGATTCATATTTTTCAGTAAGTGGATTAAAGTTTATGGACAAAGCTCCACCAAATTTTGTTGGATTAGGACTTGTTGCGCTACTTAGAAAACTTTGTATCATATTTATAGCTGGTGGTACTGGTTGGGCGGCAGCGGCTACTTCTGATTTAAATCCCTGACTAAATTCATACGCAGGAAATATATTAGTCCCGACCATCGTTTTGGTGGTTCTTGGTTTGAATCCAAATGGGCCTCGCGTATATTCTCCAGTTTGTATATTTGGACAAAATATTTGGTTGTCGTAAAATAGATTAACTTCTTTTGGAATCTTAACAAGAAATTTTTTACCCAAACACTCTTCTGCTACAGATTTAACAAATTCATATACCTTCATAGCATTTTTATTATTTTTCTTTGCAATGCTTGGAAGTATAGCAAAAACATTGTTTCTATTTCTAGAGTTTGCTTCTAAAAGACCAACAGAAGTTTGTATGGTTGATACAATGTTCTGCGATGGTGTCTTTAATAGTGTTTCTAATTCATTCAAATACTGTTGTTCAAATTCTGAAAGTGGCTGTTGTTCGCTTAACTGTCGTAATCTATTATATTGAGAGTTAATAATTCCTTGAGCGTTTAGTCTATCTGCTGATCTTAATTCTGCAAAATTTGTTTGCAGTGTTACCCATCTACTATACAAATCTGTTAGTCCAGCTTCTGGTATCCCTATTTTGGTCATTCGTTTATAGTATAATGGATAACCATATGGAGGATTACACGGACTAAAAGGTAAACCGTCATCTCCATAGTCTGTTGTAGCGTATGTTTTAAATACGGACCTTGGAACGCTAACAGCGTAAGTATTAGACACCGCAAGAACTGGCGGGTTTACTCCTTGTGGCGCTCCGGTCAATCCGGTTATAGCAGCATCATAACCATCATCTTTTTCTATAGAATCCATGTAAGTGTCATTGTATAGCTTCAAAAATTCTTTCCATCTATCAAAAGATATTAGCGCACACCTTAATTCCATTTCTGTGGCTACATAATAACTACCAACACCAGCAGCGTTTAAAGTGCTGGCATCCAATAGTATTTGTTGATAAGCTCCGAATCCTTTTGGGATAGTGATAGCGTGATTGCCCAACTTTCCATAGTATGGAAGAACTTGTTGTTCCAATGACGCTTCCAGAGTCCACTCATAGCCAAGTGGTTTATTTGGAAATACTCCATTTGTATTGGTTTTTTTAAATGCTAGTGTGTCTCTGTCCGCATTAGTAGAAAAATAATACATCTCTACTTCTTGAGCGCCGACTACGAATTTATCTGTAACTATATTACTTAATTCGTATCCAAGATCTTGATTTTCAACATAAATTTTATTAACAGCCAAAGCGTCGATATATTCTTTAACAGCACCATACTGTGGCTGAGAAGATCTATCAATAGCGTCTAGTCTGATTATTCCAGCTACTATGTCTTGTGATGAAGCAGATGAATTCCTATTATACAATGAGGAACATGCTGGATGATTAATAATAGGAAGTAAGCTAACAAATAAATCTCTATTTGTTATATCGCATATTTCTAGTGCTAGTTCTAACAGATTGATTTGATCAAAATCTAAAAAGTATGTTTTGGGTAAATCTGGTAATGATCCAAAATCAATTACATAATTGTATCCTCTAAAGTTTATTTTCCCCGCGAATCCTTGTTCTTTATATTCTAATGGAAGTCCGGTATAGTACTCTAAAACGCCATTAATAGCATCCTTTACTCTATAATAAGGAATTCCCTGAGAACTCCTTCTTGAAAAACCCGTTCCTGTCATTGGAAACGTTGGTAAAGAACCGGCTATTAATTGACGCAGTGCGTTACGTTGAGTATTTAGTTGACCTTGTAAATTAGTAATTTGTGTAAGCTGGTATTGAACAGATGCAAACTGTCCACTTCTTTTAAAGTTCGATATTTGTATTCTAGCTAATTCAATATCATTCTCAATTTGTTTTATAGCATACTTTACGTTGTCTATAGCCACCTCTGGTGGAAGCGATAGATAATACTTATCATCTCCAAGCAATGTAAAATTTCCAGTTATAGGATCAACAATTTTTTGTAATGGATATTCTATTGGACAAGTACCCTTTATTTCACTTATTGTGGCTGGTGTAGGATTATACTCTAAAAATCCATATAGATTAAGCACATTTTTTTGAGCGTATGTTGACCCAGCATAATTATTTAGTATCAAAGTTACATTAGATAATATTTCTCTAGGATCAACAACGTTCACAGTATATAATGGGTTTCCGTTTGGAGTTCTATTTTGAGTATATGATTGCAATATTCCACCAAAAACTATATGATCTCTACCTTTAGATGGGCCGGTTCTGTGACTATAGGATAGTACCGACCTAGCTGCTGTTGCTAATTTTATTTGTCCACCGTCAACAAAATCGATCAAATCAAGATCAACATAAGACACCGGTGGAACAGAATTAACAGTACCTCTATCAATAATATTATTCATCGTCGCTCCAGCCCCAGTAAGTTGTGGTGGAGTCATATCTACAGTTTGATATTGGTATAAATCATCAAATGTTTTTTTAAATGCTTCTTCTACTGTAGCAAAATTTGGACCAAACTTAAAGAATACTGGTGATCCCGGTATTGGTGGAACAAAGTTGTCTCCGATTGTTTTAGATATGCCACCCACAGTAACTCGTTGAGCGCCGCTGTGATAAACATCATCACCAAAACCAGCAAGGGTATTATCGGAACTATTATATTCGTCTACTACCAAGTCTACTGTTAATGATGAGCTATTATCACCAAATCCTCCGGTCATATTGAAACTTCGGATACTCGCCCCCAAGAATGTTTGCTGTGGAAATCCTTGGGCGTTAGCAGACCACTTAGCAGATGATAATGATTCTGGTATAGCTCCGCTCTGCAATGCTGTTGTTAAATTAGGCCAGTATCCACTTGCTGGAATAATAGAGTGTTGGTTTGGATTTAATGTCGTTGTTGTCGGTGGAGTAGTCTCTTGATCTATTAACTGGCTTGGAGTATTTGGGCCATCTGAAACATTTTCTTTGTTTAAAAAAATGCCATTCTTAGAAAGTATCTCTTTTGATGGATTGTTATTTTGAGATGCGTTGCTCATACTCTATACTTTCTACTATATACATTGAATACATTGACTGTTTGTATCAAAAAATCTTGTGGGTCAAAAATCATTGTTGATATACTATGATGCCTAAATGGATTAAATAAATCCATATTATCAACAAAGTAATTTCCACTAGAAAATGTATTAGCTGGTGCTGATAGTAAAGAGCTATCTGTTTGTAATAATGGTGGTGTTAATGGTAAAATAGGCCGAGACAATATTGCAGTATTAGGAGTTATTGCACCTGTAATATCTTGAGCGTATTGCGATGGTCCATAACTTTTTTGATCATATATACCACTATTTGCCCAAATTTCTTTGGATGGATTATTGTCATCGTTGTTAAGGTAATAACTTGGCTGTTCTGGCATGATGTTTAATAATTAAGTTCATATGTCCAAGTAACATTGAAAGAGTATCTACCTTCTTTTGGATCCCAAGTTTCTTGGGGCGGTGAACAAAAGTATTTTCTTATTCCCGGCTCTTTCCCCGGATTACAATCTCTAATAACTTGTATAATAGCATCTCTTGTTGGGTTTCTTAGTGATGGTTTTTGTAATAAAACGTCTCTTGCGTTTCCGCTTGGCGATGGAATCACTATCTCTATAGACAAAGCTCTTTGATATTCGGTTCTTCCTCCGATATATTGTAGTACTGGTCCAGTTGATCTTCCTATAACTGGAATAACAGCAAAAACGTCACCGGGATATGTATCTGTTATATTTATGTTTTCTGATATAACGCCACTAATAATATTTAAAGGTCGGTCATCGTATTCTATGGAGTATGTAATTTCTCCAGTAAACTCGTTCGTCCCAACAGCAACAGACAATGGAACATGGTTTAATCTAAAAGCTCCAGCAGCATTCTGCGCCCTTTTAAAAACCCAAGCACTAATTCCAAAAGCCCCATCGTTTGTTATTTGTCTATATTTGTTTATGGCATTTTCATATGGAGTATTTAATGGGACATTTGCGTTTCCACCAAAAATAACTCCACTGGCTGGTATGCTTGTTAAGCCTTTTACAGTGCCTTCTATTGAAACTTTATTCCGTGAGTCTGTTATATTGTTAGATAAAGATAGTGAATAGTTTTCATAAGCATTTCCACTTGAAAGTATCCAAGTATCTTGAAGAGAATATGTGCCAGCTGTTACGTCTATATTTTCTACTCTAGAGTGATTAAAACCACTATACATCAAAGAGCTAAGATTAAATGCGCCACTACCAAATACATTAGATGGTGGCAAAGATCTTAGCGATGGATAATCGTCGCAGTGATTCGCCGTGGATCCACTCGCACTAATATACTTTATCACATATCTTCTGGCTTGTTCATATGCTCTATTATTTCTATTTGTATTATTATCTACTGATGGATCAAAAGAACTATATTGAGTTATATCTTTACCTTTGGCGCTAATATTTCTTGTTAACCTATATATTCTAGTTATACTTTCGGTGGTATATGGATCAAATGTGTTACCGTTTCCATCTTCAGATTCTAAAGACCAACTTTCTTGAAAATCTTGAATAAATCCACCAACTTTATCCATGAGATCTGGCACAGTTAGTCTAGTATTAGGTATTGCGTCGGACCAGCCAGCACTTCCGGGACCATAGCCCTCATTACCATAACTATCTGAACCAATAATTTTATCTGCTTTATCTAGTAGAAAAGGCGCTGTCATACTAATTGTATAGTCGCACTTATTGACCCAAATACCTTCTGAAAAGTTTATAGATGTTATCTGCGGGAAAAAGGTGATTACTGGCTCATCGTTTTCAATAGAACAAACCTCAATCTTCAAGCCTTTATTATCAAATAATTCTCTAATAGCAACTTGTTTAGATAACAAAGCACCAAGTTCACCGCTATCTGCAACGAATTGTTGTCCCGGTCTGGGATCGTAAACAGCGGCCCAAGTTACGCCATAATCTGCGTTAGTTCTATTATCATAAGAAAATATTGGGCTTCCAACATTGTCTAATAACGAACCGGTTAAAGTAATTTCATAACTTCCGCCAGCTGGACCAGTTTCATTAAAATTACCATTCCAAGTAATATTAATAAGTGGGCAAGGTCTAATATATCTTGCAACTTGATTCTTATCATAAATAGTAATCATATTATTTTCCTCTGACGCGCATATTTAATGTATCAGTGCTAAGTCCTATCCCACTAGCGGTAAACAATGGTAAACCAGATTCAATTATTTGCGTAGGATCTGGACAATCAGTATAGAAATTGATGATGCCAGACCCAAAGTTCGCAATCGCGCTATTGTACAATCCTATGTTATTATACACGTTTCCAGTTGTAGAACCAATGAAAAGATTCATATTTTCGTTATTTATAGCAGTAGAATCTATAAATAATGGCATATTTCCACTGCTTGATGTGCCGTATCTATAAAGACCGTCCACGGAAACTACGAATGGCCTATGCTGTATAAAACCACGCGATGCTGGATCTTGACCAGAAGCCTCTAAGAATATTGCACCATTATTATCAGAATATACTATTCCAGAAGCATAAGACAGTTGATTGCTAATAGCGTTAGTGGTAATTATGCGTACAGTCGGATTCTTGCTGCCATCACGTTCTCCAAAGACTTTAGCATCTATATATGTATTTACATTTGCTATGGCTGGATAAGAATCTCTTAACATAATATCGTTTGAATAGACAGCGCCAGCATTTGTTAACGGAGCATTGCCACTAGACGAATAAATATGTTTCTCAGCCCCGCCAACAACTACATAATCAGAGTCTGAACGGTTTGATCTATGAACATAAACTGATCGACCAAAATTTTCATTCTCTGTTCCAGAAGCAGATATCGAATATCGTTCTCTTGCTTTTGGTCCTTGCTGAAGAATTTTCTCAACAAAAACCCACTTTGTTGTTCTAGAGGGCCAATCAATAACCTTATTTTCAAAAGTAAATATAGCTCCATTATTGAGTACAGAATTACCACTACCAATAGTGTTTCTAACTCCAGAGTTACCAAGCTCTAATACCGTCCTTAAAGGAATATTAAATTCCGAATTGAAGGCTTTACGTATATAAGATCCAGAATCATAAGTATCATATGAATGCTTATCAAAATCATGACCGGGAGCGCCAACAACTATAATATCAGAATCTATACTAACGTCGTACCCGAACTGGTCGGTTACAGTGCTAAATTGATTTAAATAGTTAGATGTGTAACTGTTTGGGCCAAGCGATAAGTAGGATTGAGAATTTCCACTATTAGAAAGATCTTGACCAATATTGATAGAGGAAGGTCTAATCTTCTGTATCAACTCCCAAGGAGTTTTTGTATTTCTAATGCCACTACCATTGAATGTTTTCTCATAAACGTATACCGCTCCAGCGCCACCATTGTAAGACAATCCTATTCCAGATTGACCATTGGTATCTAGATAGTATTGCCAGTTATGAATTTCTTCGTCTGAAAATGCTGTAAATGGAGCGCCAATAACCAACTTATTCTTATGAAGCGAAATCGCAAAACCAAACAAGTCTCCGGGGAAGCCGGATGTAAATACATCAAAATCAAGATAATCGCTACCAGTATCTTTCATTATATCTGGAGTTCCGCCATCAATTCCAGCGTCTATATATGTTTGAGAGTTGATGATGCCACTAAATTTTGTGGTCGCTCCATAATTAAGCAGATCGGATGCGAACTCTTGTATTTCAAAATTTCGGAGTTGTTCTTTTAGTATTTCTGGTGTGTCTTCTGTCCAAGGAAGTTCTGATCTTAGAACGTATCTTGGATCGTACATTGATTCTTTGCTATCGAAAGAAGATAGACTAGCAGTAGCTCCACTATTATTAAATCTATATCTGGATCCATTATTAGAGCGTAATGATAGATATTTTTGTGGGCTTCCTCTTTCTGGTCCTACTATCTTTGTAAGATTAATGTACTGTTTACCACTAATGTCAGATGGGAACTGCGTTTCTGGATATAGGCTAGACAGAAATGCTACGGTGCTGGCTGACATTCTGCCAAATTCATCAGACATAAATCTGCCTTGAACTAAACTAGAGTCACTGATAACGGTTACTCTTGATCTAGCAACGCCAGCATTAAAGGATGATATTGATTCTACTTCTTGGGCTACAACAACTGGCCCATCAGCTATATACTTGTTGCCAAAGCCCAAGTCTAAACAATCTTCATCGGCACAATATCTATCATTTAAAGAAGATATCTGTGATATTATTGGTTCAACAATTGTAATTTCTGGTTGAGCATCGGCGGTTTTTTGTCTAGTGTATCCAATTAATTCTCTATACGGTCTATTGTTTTGTATGGTTACTTGTTTAACCGGCATAGCCACGCCAGAAACAGATAATAATCTAATAGTTTTTGGAATGTAATCAGTTTGATTTATTCTAGATACTATACTATTAACATATAGCTCTAATGTACTCGCGCCTTCTTTAACTTGAACATCAAAAGAAAGTGTTCGCACAGTATTTTGAATATTGTTTTGTAGATCCTTTATTGGACCTATTTCTAGTAGTGATGTTTGCTTAATGGATACCGTTCTTAATAGTGATAGGTCGGGGAATGGTGTTTTTGGTTGCTCAACGCCATTCTTAACATATAGAGTAAGTGGATGTGTTTCGTATTGGTTTTCTGAAACAACATTTACAAATATTCTGTAACCAGAGCCAGCAACGGCTGGGAAAACTATATGGTCTATCCCAGAATCTATCTTCCAGTACCCGTCCGAAATTATCTTTGTGTCATATATTGGTAAAGCAGTTGAACATATATCGACAACGTTTACACCTGTATCAAACGGCACAAAATTATCTCTTATAAAGAATTCTGATATTGGATATAGGCCAAACCCTTGACCAACTGGGTGGCTTTGATTTACAAAACCCACTCCTATTGCAGAAGCGTATTCTTCTTTTACTGGTAAGTATAGTGATTGTATATTTGAGTCAAGAAGACTTAGTATATTGTTTACCTTGATAATTTGTTGAATGGTGCTATCATGAGTTATAACTAGTTTCTTGTTGCCAGTATTAAGCCAAGCTTTTATATCCAAAACTTGTTGTTCCGATGGAATTCCAACTGGATTAGCGATCCAGCAGACATCATCTGATGCTGACAGATTAAGTACATTGAGCCTGACATCATTTCCACAATTCCTAAATACATCGTTTAGTATAGATTCTGAATATGCATCGGTAAAGTTTGTTCTGCCTGTCCATCCACCAAGCTGTGCTATAATAGCTGAACCGCTAGAATTTTTAGCAACCAGATTAGAATAAAGGTTTATAGCATTATCGCCAAGTCCAGATAATAACGAATCTTTTGACTCTGATGTAATATTTGCTATAGCAATAATCTTTGAAGATCCAAAAGTTTGCTCAACACAAAATCTACCTACAGATGAAACTAATTGTCTACCAAATAATGTGTCTGTTATTGGGAATGCTTTTGCTTGCAATAGTGATTGTCTTTCTTCAACGGCTGATGGTCTATAAAATGGATCGGATACACCTTCTATATTTTGCGTGTAAGAAGAATAACCGCTTATAGATGCAGAGTATACAAATGAAGCACTGGGTTGAATATTATCTTCATCGAATATATATGAAGTAACAGCGGTAGATGCTATTCTATCTTCAAAAATTGGGACATCTATATAACTTTCTGGAACAGCTGGAATAATTCTAGATCTAGTTCCTATTTCACCAGCAGCTAATAATGGTACTGGTTCTAAGTTTGATAGATCAAATCTATCAGCATTTATAGTTTCTAACTCTACTTCGCAGCATTGTGGCGTAAATGTTTTGAATACAAAAGGCCAATTTACAGCATATTCTAATGTGCGAGAGCCACAAGATTCTGTTACGCAAGAAGCTTTCCATTCTGCTCTTAAATCTCCCTTATCTATTAATGGAAGTGCGCACTCTGTATTTATTCCATTTTCAGTGCATGGCATAAGCTTTTGATATCCGGGTAGATGTATTCTGATATCTGCAACACCATATCCTGTATCTAATTCCAGTGGATTAATATATGATCCAGTTGAATTTTTAGGAATATATGATGGAACGATCAAAGAATTTCCAGAAGGTAAAGATTGATATTCATTCTTGGCTGGGTACAATCTCATTCTAGAATTTAATCTTTGTAGAATTTTGTTAATAATGGTATTGGATGTTTGATATATGCCACTACTTTCCCAAACAGGATCATTACCTACTAGAACCAGATTCCTATCTCCAAGTGCCAACCAAGAAATAATGTTGTTCATTACTTCATCGCTTACAGCATCTATTTGTGGTGTGATAACAAAAGCTAATCCAGCATCCGATGGAATTGATACTTGATCGAATGGCGTTTTAACAAAGTCTTTGTCTTGAAATATGGTCGATAAATAATTGAAATGACCAGAATCTAGTGGATCATTTAGGTTTTCTTGCAAGTTACCAAACTTGCCAAACTCTACCGCTTTGGTATGCGGATAATAATCTCTTGATTCAAGCAGTCTAACAGCGCCAGCATTTACATTTGATTTCCAGCTTGGTCTAATAAAGCCATTTATATTGTCTATATTTAGTGGATCAAGATATCCATCATTTTTGTAATATACATTAAAGTCATCAAAAGAGTTAAAGCTATCTGTTGGAGCGCCTATTGCAATAGTACTACCATCATCATTCACCGCAACACTATAGCCAAGTCTTGATGTTGGAGCAAATGTTTGTGGAATAAATTCCCAAGTACCAACATATGGAATATCTTTATAGTGATATGTGAAAATATTCTCGTATTCTTCGATTTCTAGATAGTCTCTTGCTTCGAACTTTTCGGTTGCGGTAAGTTTTGAGTATAGGATTTGATTGCTATAACTAAATCCGTATGTTTCTAGCCACGATGCATAGTCATCAACAAGGTCTGAGTATCTTTGATCTAATCCACCAGCAAGCGAATTCTTGTGCGTTATCCAAGAATATAGTGAGTTAAATAGTCTTTCTTTTTCTGATTCACGATACTGGTATACTTTACAAGCGTCGTTGATATACGGAGAGCCTATAGCTACTATGTTTGTGTCTTCGCTAATTGCTACAGCGTGTCCGAATCTGTCATAGCTGGCATAAGAAACTTCTGGAGATTTAATCTCTTGAATAAGATTCCACGCGCCGCTTTCTTTTTCAAAGATGTAAACGCTTCCGCCGCTAGATGGAGGATGGTTGAACTGCGTTAGGTTGGTATTGAAAGACTCTGGACCAACTCCAGATGTAATAAATCTTACTTGATTATCAGTAACCAAACGTCCAGTATCCAATAATTGATTTAGTATTAGATTAGACATTGAAATCCAATCTTCTGATCCAACAGACTCTGGAACATATTCATAAACAGAGCCAGAAGATGCGATGCCATAGAAATCTTGTAGACCGCTGGCGAAACTATAATTTTGATAATATTGAAGGAATCTATCTAATGCTGGATTTACAGCGGATCTTCCTAGTGATCTTGAATTATCAACGTAAACTCCCAGCATAACAGGAATGTTGTTATGAATCTTGGTATTATCATATGGGAAAGCTTCCTCAAAAGCTACCTTTATACCGCTAAAGACAGCTAATGTATCCTGTTCTGTAACAATACCTTCGTTTCGTGGAATTCTCTTCTTTGTAATAAATGCTGGTTTTGGCTCTGGAAAATCTAATGTTGTTATTGTAGAGTCACTAGCGATGGGTTCACAAATTAATAATTTTACATCAAATCTAACGGGCGGATCGGAGAAATATTGGAATATTAAATCTTTGTTTTGAATAGTTTCTAATATCTTGGTGTATGTAATATTTTTTCTTGGGTTTGATGGATCTGGTAGGCTTGGAGTAAATTCGTCAGTAAATATAATTAGACCTATTGAAACTCCAGATGTGGCTAAATCTTCAAAGTCTCTATTCCATTTTGCTGATGGGCCACCAACAACAATAACCTCTTTCTTAGATTCTTGGAAAGAAGTTAGACTGTTATTAACAGCGATATCCAATGAATGTCCGAACTGTCTTCCTTCTTGACCAACATTCCAAAATCTTTCTGTTATTGGATATGGTATGGTAATACCATTTATAGTATTTCTGTATATATTTGTTGGATAGTCTTTTAGAAGGCCGGATGGTAGCGTCAACTTTGTTTCTAGTGACCAAGGTGACTTATGCTTGTCGCTTGCCCAAGTACTACCAGAAGGTCTTGCTTCTCTTCTATAAATAAATACCGAACCAGCTTCATCTAGATCTATAGTTGAAAGATTGCCAAAAGCATCGTATTCTGAATAGGATACTGTTTGAAATGGCGCCCCAATAGCCATTAGATCATATTTAGCTGCTACTGATTTGCCATATTTATTTCCAGATTGTCGTGCGTCATCAGCAGTTAGCTTGACACCAGAATAATTTACATATTCATTAGAGCCATAATCAAGTTCTACAAATTCTCTTGGTAATGGTATAGATTGATTGTTGCCAGTTTTTGTTGTAACTGTGACATTGTATGGAGCGTTTGGTATCAAACCATCATACTTTCTTATACCATAGAAATGACCACTATATCCTATAGGACTATTAAATCCACTAACATTTAGATTTGTATATGTGTCTTTAACTCTAAGTATGCCGCCCTGTATGCAGCTATTTTCGTTATACCAGTATTCATCGTGTAGATAAATTGGTTTTTCTTCGCAAGCGTTTTCTGTATCACACACTCCATAGCAGAGTAGATCCACACCTCTAATCTCATCATCTGCACTTAGAAATGCCTTATCATTGTCGGACGCAGAAATACTTTTGCCAATATTATTTTCATTCCAAGTAATAGAGGCTTGCTGATTAAATTGTTGATTGAAAGCTGGATAATTGATTGTAAATAAACCTAGCGAGCCAGATAATGCCGAATACAATGGATCAGTGTTAATATATAGGCTAAAGTTTTCACTTGTACTATATGTAATTACTTGTTCATTAAATGTAACTAAACTCATTAATCCAGAGTTAAATGGACTAAATGTTGAGAAAGTTTCTGGCTGTACTAAGAACAGAGAGTTCTTTGATTCTTCAATTCCTCTATTCTTTACGTAAAGTTGAACTGAAGAATATCTGGTTTGATCAAGAGTATTATCGGACATTACAAGACTAATACTAGTTTCTTGTCTTGGGTTGCCACCAGACACATAAATTGGAATAGAGTCTATAACAATACCACTATTTTTTGTGAATAGGTGTAGATCGTTGTATTCGATACCTTTAACTCCAAATAAAGCAAGATTGATATTTGAAGAAGCTGTGGGCCAAGCTTGACCGCTTACATATAGGTTTAATCCATTAAACTCATAATCTAAACCATATGTATAAAGATTAACGTCTGATCTAGAAACTTTTTCTCCGCTAGCAAATAGATTTACTGAATTGTTTGAGTCGGCAAAGTATGTTAATGCGTCTTCTAGCTTAACTGTGACGCTATGCATCTTAATGGATGAGTCAAATGGTGATCCAGATGGATACGCCAAATCATATTGCAAGAACATATCATTTATATCTGTAGAATAATACTTATGATCAAACTCTGATCTAATATTATCTAGATCAAAATTTGCCCAAGGTTCTGATGTATCTACTAGATCATCGTAATTAAATGTGCTTCTAAGTTTCTGCCAACACCCAGAAGGCTTAAGATAATGAATCGATCTATTAACAAGACCCCAGTTGACTTTACTTGGTCTATTAACTGGATCTTGATTTTTGCTATACAAGCTAACTATGAGCTTTGGACCAATTTTGCTGTCGGACCAAATCAAGTCATTAAAGGTTTCATGCTCTATTATGCTTTCTACAACCAATGATCCTTCTTTAAAGTCATATCCCCTTGGTAGTGTTTTGCATATTCTTGGCTGGGTTGTATAGAATTCTGGATTAACATCTGGAATATCTTGAAGGTTAAATCTTAAGAAATCGTTTTCGATTTGTGTGTGATAAGATAAACCAGATGCGTATAGACTTGATGGTAGTGGAAAATTAGTGGTATTTCCATAACCAAGACCATCGTGCTTTAGTCTGTGAATAATATAATCTTGACCAACTCTCTTGGTAAAACTGTCAAAATCTGGCGAGAATGAGCAAATCTTAAAATCGCCAAGCTTCCAAGCAGATGTATCCTTGTTTATGAATTCTGACAGATTGAATTTTGTATTTACAGCTGTATTATGTAAGAATGTGTGACCATGACTATCAAAGAAAGATTTGAAGGTCGTGCGCTTTAGTGATCTATTTGCTTCACCATTTATGCTTGGTGGTATAGATAATCCAATCTCATGTACAAATATATTTGTTCCAATACCACTTGCGTCACAATGACCAATTACCAAATTGCTATTGCCACTATCGATAATAATATTGGTCGAGATAGCTCCATATGATGGGGATGCATTATCCTCAATTTCATTATAGGCCAATATTGCCATTGCTCCGGGGGTATAGTATATTAATGTTGATAATGGATATTGATATTGGTCATAAGTCTTAGAATCGGAAATAGATACCAATGGAGAGCCAACAGTATTTATGTCTTTTGCCTTGAGAGTCAATCTTTCATTCTCAAATCCAAACCAAAATTCCAATTCTTGACCGCTATCATATTTGGATGCTATAACACCAGAGTTGAAAAGGTTATAGTTAACACCGCTCATATTATAATCTGGAGTAAATCTAATATATAGTGAGAATCCACTATTAGTTGGTACATTTCCAAAATTAATATTTCCAAATTCGCCAGATACTCTTAATGCTGAATCAAAAGCGTCACAAATTTTACCATAAAGAGGATCTCCAGATTGAGTCCAATCTATTGTTGTATAATCTGTATTGTGTGGGAAGAGTTGAGTATTTTTAAATCTCCACCCTATATTTTTTAGAACGGTTGCTGACCCATTGTAATAACCGCTGTAAGCGTAATCGTCTGATACTATAAAGTTACCACTGATATTTGTCAGGTCATAATAACCATCTAAGAACGGGTTATTTGCTTCCGGGTTATAGAATGAGAAATCAAATGCGGCTGGATAATATGGGCCATTAACAACGTTTCCATCAACGCCTCTCCATCTTCTGGAGTAATTTGTTTTTAGTGTTGTTTGTTCGCCATAGCCGTGTGGAATTCCACTAATATACGATAGTCTTTCATTACCAACATCGCTGTTAATCAAAATATCATCTGACGATTCTCTACCTAGTGGTAATAGTTTGATATCTTTTAGGCCGAGTTCTTTTGAGCTTGGTGTACCAAAGGTATGCAGCATCAAACCGTTGGATGGCTTGTAGTAGATTATTAATTGAACTGTTGATATGCTCGCCCCAGTTGGTATTGGATATAAATCTAGATATAGATTTTCAAAATACGAACTAAGAGAATAATCTGTGGCATTTCCTAGTTGGTTACTATCTAAATAAATATTAAGTGGGATGGTATACTCTTGGAATGTTGTGCCGCTAATTACAGGTAGAGATGATAATAGATAATGGTCACCAGCACTAACACTCGTAATTGGATTTTCGTAGTAAGAAGCCTTGTCTGATATGCTTTCTGCGGATAGAGCGAGATCATCTACGCCCCTAAAGCCAGACACCGATGGTATTAAACCAACACCACTTTCTGCATTTTGTAAAAATGCGCCAACTTTTGGTGTTATATTTAACAACCTATCATCACTATACCCAACAATATCAAGAACATAATTATCTGATCCCACAGCTTTTTTAGCAACAACTTTTAGTTCTATGCTATCAATCTTAAAGAAACTGTCGGTTTCTGCTACGCTTTGTAACTCTGCTGAATCAAAATTATTATTACCAAAACCAAAAGCACCCTCCGTTAACGTTGATGCATATCTTGGTGGTGTATGGCTAAATTTTAATGTAAGTCTTCCGCTGTCAGGAACTGGATTATTATTTATTAGCGTTATGTAATCCGAAACTGATGTATTTTGCAATTTATTTAATAGAACAATAGATCCGCTTGTGCTAGTGTTATACGCTATATTAGAAAATGCATCTGGAGATGACTGCCACAAACTATAACCTTCTGGATATATACCAGCATCATATGTATTAATTAATACTTGGCTTGGCAATATATTTCTAGATAATCTTTGTCCAACAGAATTTACCTCTACATAAAAACCGAGTTTAGATTCATATTTGGTTCCGCTTGGACTGCAAGATGAACATAGTTCGCCACTATTTCCAATTTCGATTGCAGATATTCTTAAAGAATTTGTTGGATTAAGTATGTAGCCCTGAGATTGGGCTGACATTGGTGATCCATCTACAGATAGATAATCGTTGTTAGATGTATTAAGAAAGTCTACTGAACAAACTAACTCTTCGTAACCTTTATCGAAACCTTCAGCGAATGGATCGTCTAAGCAAATAACATCAAAATCCATACTAAGAGTATAACCACTAGCAGCACCCAGTATTGGATAATTTTCATCCCAAGAGTGTAGATTAGCATTATTAATTAGTGGTTCTGAAATATATGTGGAATAATTTACATAGTTATTAGCATAATTAGCATCACCACGTAAAAATACTTCTTTATATTTGATTATAAGATTACCAGATGGATCTTCTAATTTAATGTTGTGTATGCGATACTCTGGGGCAATGTCCGATCCATAATTTGATAATGGGGCAGAGGCACGTATAAATAGGAAGCTATTTTTTGGATGATGATATGGTTTATTAACTTCGCATTTGTATCTAAATGTGCCACTGGTAAAAACAGATGATGGCTGTATAAAAGATAGATTATCGTCTGATATTCTATTGCTCTGTTTTAGATTTTGATTATAGTTTCCAGTAAATACCCCTTCGTCAATGCTTTGATACAAATTACCAGATGATAAATTCTTATTAACAAAGTAGCTGTTATTTAGGCTGGTTGTTATGTCTCTTATTGGATATAATTTTTGTACTGAGGCAAAGTTATCTATATCATTTAGCCCATCAATATTGCCACCAAACTTATCAGCATATAGGTCATTGATATTAATAGAGGAAGATAGTCTTGATCTTGCTACTCCATTAACAACTAGGTGGGCTTTTATATCAACTATTTCTACAGCACCCAAAGCCCTTACATTATGAGATAGCTTGGGCTTGCCTAATATTTTACCAGAGCCAGAAAGTTTACCTTTTAACAGTGCTGGTTGTTGAACCTTGTTTGGATTGATCCTTGCAACGCCGCCAAGTTTACCAGATAGAACATTGCTAAGAGTAGCGTTTGCTCTTATTTTAGAACTTCCATCTACTTTTAGCGAATGATTATTTACACAAATAAAACAATCTGACATATTTTTACCTTGGTAAATTACTTCTATTTTCTGTCAATTTTCCACCGGGACCAACACTATATTCGTTCTGAATCTTTTGAACAACTTGTTTCATTATTTCTTGTCTTGTCTGATCAGATATTTGAGTTAACATGCTTGTGCCATTCAAGTTCACATTAACATTTACACTATCTAGTTTAACTTGTAACTTTGTATTTTGAAGATTTTTTATGCTCTCATTAAATCCACTAACGAACGTATTGAATATATTTCCTAGATTGGTGACTAATTGTGGATCTATACCAAGAGCGCCGCCTATGCTACCAAGTAATCCGCCACCAGCTTTATACTGAACTCTTCCACCATTATTATAATAGCCAACTTTTCCTCCTCTTGCAAAACCTTGAGATCCGGTATTGTTGTTAATTGCTTCTAATAGTTGTAGATTATTACCTCTATTCACAGACTCTCTTCTAACAACGAATTCTCCGGGAGTTAACATTGCGGGAACAGTATCAGTACCTCTTGGAACAAACATTCCACGGTTTGCATATACAGGACCGCCTCTTGCGAATCCAGCTACAGGATCGAAACTTGGATCTGCGGCTTGTCTACCGCGTTCTTCTATTTGTGCTAATTTAACTTCAGCATTGCTTACATTAATGCTAGCTGTTTGTACTTGCATTTCTGCTGTTGCTTGTTGGAATGCGCCAGTTTCACCAAGAACACCACCAAGCTCTTGTAATCTTCTTTGAGCCGCCGCTTCTTCTGGAGTTGTACCAGCTAGAGTTTGAGCCATTCTTGGATCCATAACTCCTCTAGATGCTAATGCTGCACCAGCCGCTTGTTCTGTTAATCCTCCGGGACCAGAAAGCTGTCTACCATATAAACTTTGAACACCAGCTTCTTGCTGCCTTTGAATATCTTTAAATGCATCTCCAACAGCTTTACTACCAAATTGGTTTGCTAAAGTCATATCGCCAGTTGCGATTGCTGCTTGAGCGCCAACTGCGGCTTGTTGTTCAAAAAACTGATCGATATTACCACTAATCAAAGATTCTAATGAATCTTTTTCCATCTTATTCTTTTCTTGAATAATCTTTAGTTCTTCTTCTTCTAGCTTGATTAGTGAACGAATAGTATCTATTTGATCTTTTTGTGCTTGTTGTAAATTTTGTTGAGTTATATCGGCTTCTGCTCCTGCTCTTCCCTGCATACCGCCGTCCGTTCTTCTTCTAGTTTCTGTTCCAAATATTCCTCCAGCAATTTGTGCATTTCTTGCTCTAATTTCAGCAACGCTTCCTGTTCTCATTGTTTGCAATCCAGCATTACCAGCACCAGCATTTGCCTTTGCTACTATGGCGGCTCGTTTTTCTCCAGATGTAACAGCAACGCCACCATATTTAGCTTGAATATCTCGACCTTCCATATAAAGATCGACCGCTTCTTTTTGTGCGCTTGCAAGATTTCTTTCAGCGTCTGCTCTCTTATGAATTAAACTAATAACTACCTGTTCAGCTTTTTGTCGCTCTTGAGCGATCTTCATTATTTCTTCGAACTGTTTCTTGCCAGCTTCGCTAAGTTTGTCACCAAATACTGATAAGTCACCGGCAAGTAGTTTATCTACTTCTTCTGGACTTAGTGGTATATTTTCTATGATAGCTGTTAAATTTTTCTTAGCTTCAGCACCAAGTCCAGCTGTCAATTCAGAAGCAAATGCTTTCTTAATTTCATCTGGTGTATCACCGGGAGATTGCCCTCTTTCTCTTCTAGCTTGAATATTTGATCTAATCTTTTCAAAGGCTTTATTATAGTTTTGTTGAGCTTGTATGAATGCTTCTGTATTTGCTCTAAATTTTGCAGGATTAGCACCCATATCACTTAAGTTTTTAGCAACATCATCAACAGCCTGTTTGATTTCAGCAGGATCCATAGCTTGAGCAGCACTGCTCATAGCTGCGGATAAAAATTCTGTATTAGCAACAAATGTACTGCCACCAACCTCAAGGCCAGCAACAAATCTATCCATACTGGCGCTCATCGCTGTGGCGGTTGCTGTTGGTCCGCGTAATCCAAGATTCATAGCATCAAAAGCGGCTTTAGCTCTAGCAACCTCTTTTTCAAGGTTTGCCATTTCTCTATTAACTTGATTAATTTGATCTGTCAATTGATTTACAGATTCTCTTGCGGCGGCAGCTCCTTGTTCATCACCTTTGTCTTGTAAAGTGCTAACTAATTCAACTTGTTTTGCTAATCTTTGTTGTAGATCATTACCTGTACCTACACCCAAAGCTTGATTTCTAATTTCTTGTGTGCTTTGACCTCTAGCAAATCCAGACCTAATCATTGCAGATCTTGCGCCCGATTCTGTTTGAAAAGCTTCATTCTGGAATCTAGAGGCTTGACGAATTTGTTCGGCACTAGAAGCACCAAGTCTTTGATTTCTAGTATTGGCAGTTTCCATGCCAAATAAACCACCACCAAGATATGCTCCAGCATTTCTAAAAAATGCTCCAGCACCAGTTGATCTACCTTCTGCGTTGGCAACGCTCAGATCAGAAGCACGACCCTCTTGCTTAACTACTTCTGATGTTGCGGCTCTAATTTTAGTAAGAGCTTCAGAAGCAGAAATACTACCTCTCTCAAAATCTTCCATAGCATTTGTTGCTGTTTTTTGCGCTTTTTCCAGTTCTTTTTGTGTTTTAACAGCACCAGCTTGAGCAACAGCTAAAGCAATTTGTTGTTTAGCTGAGTCTCCAACCGCATCATACAACACAAATAAACCGCCAACAACTGCACCAACGGCTCCCCCGATAGCTGTCCCTATTCCGGGAAGAAAAGATCCTACTAATGCTCCAGCGGCAGCTGCTGATCCAACTGTACCGATGCTTTTAGATCCAATAACACTATTTGAACCAGCTTTTTCTGTAGCAATTGATCTAGCTTTTTCAACATTCCCTTCATTTACAGCATTCTTAAGTCTATTATCAAAATTATATATCTCATCATATAACGATCTAAATATTTTGGCCCCAGCCGCCGCTGCCGCCGCTACAGCTAATACCGGACCAACAAGTTTTGCAACAGCCTGTGTCGCTCCAACCATTTTAGTTGAAAATTGTTTACTAAATCCCATATCCATTAGTCCGCTACGCGCGGTGGATAAAGACCTCATACTAAAACCTTTTCCTGTAGCAAAATCCATTACGCCCTTTTTCGTAAGTTTAAGGCCAAATGCCTCAAGAGCAAATCCAACACTAGTGATAGTTGTTACTAAGCCTAATAATGAGTGTGTCATTCTTAATAGAGCGCCACTATTTTCATCTACAGCTGGTAAGAAACCAGCAATTAAACTAGTAGCCATACTAGCAGCAAACATTTTATTATTATTAACAACATCTATGGCGCTCTTAGCAGCACTTTGTTGAGCTTTAGTATTAGCGCCCACAGCATTCGTATTTTGTGATATTCCACCAGATTTACTACCCATAGTTCCCGTCATTGTTGCAAACGGATTATTTGCTTGCGTGGTAGCAGTTCGTGGAGATGATGCTACAGAACTTGTGGCTGCGGCTGTATTAGCTTTCAAAGAACTATTTGCAAGATTTTGTAATGTAGTACCTTGCTGCAAAGCAGCTGTATTTTGATTAATTCCATTTATATACCTATTGGCTTCTGATAAAACTTTTTGCTGAGAAGCTCCACTAGCTATTAAATCTTTAAAATAAGAGTGCAGTCCAGAAATAACTAACTCTTGTCCACCTAAAGTGCGTTTATTTGCTTTGCTATTAGCCGCAATAGTGCTACCAAAATTTGGTAGAATGCTATTCAAAAATGTAGTTTCTCTTTGTACGCGTTGGTATGTTGTTTCTGTGCGTCGAATTATAGAGAAAAGTGACTCAAGAGACATACCTAATCTAGACAAAGAACCAGATGTTAATTTATCTAACTGAAGAGCAAACTTATCAATACCCTTCACATTAACTAATGCTTGTTCAAGAAGTATGTCGCCTTTTGGTTTAACTCCTGTTCCGGTTGTGCCAGCAGCAAAACGCTGAACAATTCCACCCTTGGCATACTTGCCAACTTTATTCATACGGTTTAGATTACCGTATCCAATACTTTGGGCAGAAGATCTATTAACAACAAATTCACCGGGAGTTAGTAGGGCGGGAACAGTATCTGTACCAACTGAGCCTCCGAGGGCCATTTTTCTTTGTCTGCTCTTGCCTACTTTATTAGTTGATATTGCGCCTAACTGTTTGACACCTCTCATGTCTCCAGTAACAATATCTCCAACTATTTTTGAAAATATGGAGTCTGTCATCTTACTATTGAATGATCTTTTAGCGTCTGCTTTAATCAAACCAGCTATGTCAGATTCATTAGATCCAAAAAATGCCGCCAGAGCTTTTTTATTTTGTGGCCCAAGGGAAGGAAAATCAAAAGCCGCCTGACCCCCAGCTAAACCGGCGCCAGTGATTCCTTGTATAATTCCTTCATACATATAGCCGCCGATTGTACTAAAAACTTGTTTATCAGATGCCACTCTATTAGCAGCTGTTTTTATAGATCTTTTATTCAAATTGATTGGACCAGAAAGCATTCCGCCTATAGCGTTGGAAGCAGAGATCACAGCATTTTTAACACCAACCTTGGCATTCTGATCAACTATATTATTAATTGAACTATTTTTTTCTATATCACCTCTAAATGGGAGATAATTTCTTATAGTCGATCCTTTTAGCAAAGCGGCTTGATTTCCATTCAGTGTAAATGGCATATCTTGAGCTAAAGAAGTAGTGCCATCTGACCCTTTTTCTGGAGTTAAGAAAAATCCACCTACCGCATTTGGTCTAGTTGTAAATGCTCCTCCTGGGTATTTATCAAGTAATTTTTGTCTTTCTTTGGACAGTTTTTCCGCTTGCTTTTGTGTTGTCTTTGGTTTTTGTGATAATTGATTAGCTAGTCTAGCAGCGGCAGCGTCTCTTTCTTCTTGAGACATTTTGCTCCATCTTGAAGCGGATATAGAAGCTTTAGCTTTTTTGTAAATACTTGCGGGAGTCATACTTCCATACATAGATCTATTACCAGTTACTATGCCACCAGCCGCGTATTTATTCATAGCAGCAAGATTATCAGCACCCAATCTGTTAACGCTACTCTTTTTGATAACAAACTCACCGGGCTGTAACATTGCTGGAACAGTATCACGATTACCAGTACCGGGAACCATGCCACCTCTTGCAAAATGGTGAACCTTGCCACCGGTACTGTAAGTTCTTCCCGATTGCATACCTCTCATCATTCCACCAGCAAAAGTGCTAATACCTCTAGCAAAGTTTACAGCAGCAACAGCAGCAAGCATTGGTAACAGTGGCTTTATGGCTTCACCAATTTTAATTAATGCAGAAGCTAATGATAAAGCAGTATTTGCCATTATTTGGAATGTACTAGTTTCTGTCATGCTTCGCACTAAAGCTAAGAACTCTTCTTTTACTTTAAGAATTCTAATAGCGAGTGCTTGCTGTGCTGTAGCAGCATCTTGAGTTAAACTATTTCCAGCCTTGTTGGCAACATTAAGTGCGGCTTGTGCTGTGCTAAACTGTTGTAGCAATGGTAACACTTTACCAATCTGACGGAATCCACCAAGCTCTTCAGCAATTCTAATGAACGTAATGTCACCTTCGCCTAATCCAGATAGAGCGGTACTCAATCTTTTAACAGCTTCAAACGGACCAACGAATTTACCCTCTAAGTCAACAAGTTCCACACCAAACTGTTTTAAGAATTCAATAGTTTTGGGACGCTGAATACGTGTGAAAATAGTACGTAAACCAGTACCAATACTTTCAGCACTTTCACGGGTTGTGGCTCTTACGCTAGTAAATAATGCAATAAGTTCGTTAAGATCGCCACCCGATGATTTAAACACACCACCAGCGCGACGAATAACGTCAATTAAGTCACCAGCTTCTACCGCAAACGCACCAGCAACAGCATTAATAGCACCAAGTTGCTTTTCTAAAGCTCCAACGCCTTCTTGGAACTGAGCAAGAATAGCAATAGCACCTTCTGTTGTTTCGCTTAAACTATCAAAGTTAGGAGCAAGTGCTGCTTTGGCTAGTGTTTTTAGCGCAACTTCAGTATCTTTTGCACTAATACCAGCTTGTAATAATAACTGTCCAGTATTTAGTAAATCTTTAGAAGAAACACCAAGACCTGTTGATAAGTCAGTAATGGCCTTGGTAAGAAATTTTAAATTTCCTATACTTTGACCAGTAACCTGACTAACACGTACCATCTCTCTTTCAAAATCAATAGCTGACTTTATAGCGTCAGACAATGTTGATGTAAAAAGACCGACTGCTCTTGTGGCAATAGAAAAAGCAGCAAATCTGCGAATAGAAACAGCAAAAGCACGACCCATACGATCAGCAGCGGTTGTTGCTGCTTGCGTTTGGGCCGTGACTTGTTGCAGTTGACGTTGAGCTTGGGCCGCGCCTTGAACCTGCACATTAACATTTACGTTATTTAGCTGGCTCTGTATTTGGCGAACGACTTGGGCTACATTGTTTGGTGCTTGAAGTTGTAGTTGTGCGGTTAGTACAAATCTTGACATAATGTACCCTTGTTAAAGCCACACAACACTATCTATCAGCTATCCGTTGTTTTCTTCTTACGTTTATCTTTCTTCTCTTCGTCAGAATCATCTTCTGTAATATATTCCACCGTGGGAACATAATTACCGAATTCATCTAGGAGGTTGCCATCTTTATCTACACGCTTACCTTCGCTGTTTAGATAGTAACCATTTTTGTCTATTCTGCGACCTTCTAAATCTACCGTTTCGCCAGACTGATTTACTAGACTAAGATCCTCATTGACGTAATTAAACATCTTAAGGAACTTATTTTCTGGCAATTTGGCTTCGAAATCTCTGTCCACAGAATATAGCATTCCCGCGAGCGTAGAGGCCACGGTAAATGCTGGTTCAGCGTCTGCCCTAGACTGATATTCCTCTAAGGAGTTATACACTTTCTGTCCATTTTCATAAAATGCACAATTTGCTACAAGGTAGTCAAAACGAGCATTATCTGAAATAGATTCGGCAGTATTTTGCTCTAGAGAAATACGATCCGCGATCAAGTCTCGTAATTCTGCTCTTTTCATTCTCATTTTAATGGCAATATCTTTGCCTTCTGAAGCTTTTAGCTTTGTGTGACCTTGCGAGCCTACATATAGCTGTTTTTCTAGCGAGGCGATTTCTTCAACAAGGGTCTTCTGCTCCTTGTCTTTGCCATCGTCCCAAATACCTTGCTCTTTCATAAACTTTTCTAATTCTTTTTTGGTCATAATTCCATCTCTAACACAGTCTGTCCAAGCCTTGGCTCCGACTCTTTGTGCCTGTGAAATAGTGACATTATTTGGCTTTTTAACAACAACTTTTGTCTTATTGCCATTAACGTCTGCTTCTACGACTTTTTCTTTATCCTTGCTCATTTTTTCCTCCTTTAATTTTGTGGTTTTTGAACAACAGGAATTTTAATTGAATATCTTAGCCACTCAACTTCGTACTGTGACAATTCAGCATCAATGTTGCGAGCTTGATTATTTCCTCTATCTAGTATCTCTGATCTTACTTTATTGTATAGATCTTTCATGGCTTCTTTAGTCAGTGCGGGTTTTGAGTCATCCCATAGAAAACCAAAATTTTCTTCTATGCTACTTAAAGCACCGATCATTGTGGTTTGAATTTTCTTCTTGAGAATTTTTGACAACCTTTCTTTAGATTCAACTTTGTACTTTTGTTGTCTTATTTTTTTATATTCTGGTTGATCCATTATCGTCCTCCTTTTACATTATTCCTCATTTGATTTGTAATTTGCATTTGCATTTTTTGTTTTTCATCAGCAAAATCATGCTGATAAGCACCATTCTTTTGTTTAATAACTTCGAATCTTTGTTTTTTGATTAATTGAGATACAGAATCGTTCATCGAATCTACTTTACTAATGCTATCTTTATCATTTGGATCAACAACTACGTATACCTCGCCAGCGTTCTTAATTTTATCATTTCTTGTGCCGCTCTCAAAATCCTTTTCTAATTTTTCCTTTTCGCGCTTCTTAGCTTGAATTAAAAACCACCCATCTAATAAGTCATCGTCTTTTATAACATCGTCATTTGGACAATCCATAGACTCTTGTATGTTGTCGTATATCTGTGACCAAATAACAAGATTTTTCTGGTTTAATGTTAGCTCTTGGTTGTCCTCATTATAGAATAGTTTTTTGATTCCATTGCTCTTAATCGACCATAAAGATTTCCAAGGTTCTTCTCTTGCTAATTCTCTTATAATACCTTCAGATAAAACCGAGCTTTGCCACTCATCAACAATATAAGAAAGGGACGCATCCTTAAAGTCATATAGTTTATCGTCACAATATGTTGAATTTTTTATAATCCAAGATATTTTTTCAGATAGTGCGTATCCTTCTCTAGAATTTTGATAGTATATAGATTTTTCTCTCAAGTGTTCTGACATTTGTTTTTCGCCAGCGCGAATATATAATCGTATACGCTCACGTAGCTTGGAGTCAGTTCTGTTGTTATAAATTTCTATCTTAAGTTTTTCGAGATCTTTTTTTAAACCTTCTGTTTTATTATCATGAGCCTTTGACCATAATCCATTTTGTAACATCCAATCATTGATTTCGTCTTCGCTCATTATTTCATCAATAATGGCTTGTTCATAAGCTTTGTTGTATATTATAGAAGCTTTATAGCTTTGCTCTATTGTAAGCGGTTTTACCAATAATGTAAGATTATCTTTTTCAATATATAATCCGCCGAACCTTATCATAGAAATAAAAAACTCCCGCTCATGGTGTTTCATAAAAACCTCATTTGCGGGAGTCTAGTATTGTTTATGTCCTTTAAAGTCCTAATCGAATTATAAATTAACTATTACGCTGGCTCTGCCTTTACATTTAATAGCCCTAGTATTGTTGTGTTGTCGAATGCTAGGTCTACTGTAAAGGAGTATGTTCTTCTATATGTGCTTGCGTCTAATAGTGTCGATGCTGCTGATGAAGAAATATACGTCGGATCTCCGGTAGCTATAGCTTGATGTATAGTTTCTAAAAGACCGAATATAATTTCTGTTGGAGTACCAGTTGCTGGCAATGAGCAACTTACTAAAGAACCGGATGGTATTGTTAAAGCAAAGCTACTAATCGTAGCTCCGCTAAAAACACCAGTGATATGAGGTATAGCCATTTATGTTCTCCTTGATTAAGCGTTGAATACGAATGGGGCGGTTATTGTTAAATCATTATATGTTGAGAAGCTATATGTGATGCTAACATTACCACCACCAGCATCACCACCAGTATAATTTACAGATGATAATCTATTTTCATCGCCAAGATCGAATGTTGTGCCATCTCTTAGAACAATCTTGATATTTTGAGTATTTGTATTATCACCATTTGTGTAAGCGTTAATGAAATCGCCAGAAACAGCAATAACCTCAAACTCGCTAGTTACTTCTACTGGGAATGTGGCACTTCTATAGTACGGCTCTTTGTGACCTAGTTCTAGAATGTCTTCACGACCAAGATCAGTGCTGATCGTAATATTTTGTATATGAGCTTTTGGCCTCTTGGTTGTAGCATCCCAGTTATTTCCAACTGTAGCAGATGCTCCAACTCCATAAATAGCTGTTGGTAGTATAGAAGAAACCATTAGAACATCTTCTCTTCTTTGAATACCACCAGAACCAACTGGAGAATCATTATTAAACTTAAGACCTTGTGCTAAAGCGGTACTTTGAGTCCAAGAATCATTTAGGCCGGTAAACCAACCTTTGGAGTTACCTACTAAAGTAACTGATTCTGTGGAATTTCCATCAACTGGTAAAGTATAGTTTATTGAACTAACATACATGCCGCTCATGAATACTTCGACCGGAGCAGCGCCGCTTACTGCTTCTTTTTCATCGCTAAAAATGCCAAGAGCAACATTACATCTTTGCTTTGCTCTACCAACTAGACTATTTGTTGGTGGAGTGGCAAAGCTAGCACCGCTACTAGCCATATGATATATTAATGGATAACCATCTAATACTTTTTCGATTGTTACTTCAACGTCTGGTAAACCTTCAATATTTTCATAAATAGAGATTTGACCTAATTCAAAGGCTTGCTCAAGATTAAAACTTGTATTGATACCTACACTTTGAACGCCATGAACTGCTTTTAGCAATTCAGCCGGTCCGGGTCCGGGAGCAGTGTTACCAACTTGGTATCTACCTATAGCTACTGCTTGGCAAGCATAAAAAATTCTATTATTAGCGGCCATTTAGTCTCTCCTTTAAGAGTGTGGAATTCTAATAAGATATACACGAAATTATATGTTTTCTTCTATAGTTTCAACCGTTATTCGAACTATACCAGCATAAAAGTTGCTATTAACTAGGTCCATGCCTTGAACGGTCGAATTTTTTAGCCGTACTTTACCTCTAAAATGTTTTAGCACTAAATCTGGATATCTTAATGCTCCAGAAACCGGAATGCCTTTGTAGTCTAGCGGAAAATCGCCACTATTTGCTATAGAATTACTGTTGAACATATAGATGGTTTTCTCATTTTGTAGAGATATAATATCTACTAATTTGTTTCTAGTAAACTCATCTTCTGCTAAACAATGAAAAAGTATGTCTGTATCAACAAACTGACCACCACCAAGTTGATATCCTCTAAGACTTCGTTTTGGTACAACTTCTATGGCTATTGCTGGTAATTGTACCCTATTTTCTGCTGGAAGATTAAAATCGCCTTTACCATCAACATTAAATGATGTTGGAAAATCTAGAGTCCTATACTGTATTTCTCTTAGCCACGGTAAACTATTGGCGTATATAATATTAATGTATTTGTAGCTATATTCTGCTTGAACAGTATTTCCACTGGACACTGGGCTATTAAATATGACCCGTCCATTATAGTAGTCTACTTTATGGGCATACGTGCCAACCGTACTAGACGCATAAAATACATCATTTACATAAATACCAGATATTCCGGGAATAGCTCGATTTGTACCAACTATCGGGGCTGGACTATATGATACACCACTTTGCCAAACCCAATTTTTTCTAAATCCTTCCCAAGCCAAACCGCTAGGGTAGTGCGGATTGGATGATGGTCTTAGTTTACTATAATCTTGACCATTTGGGGCTAATTCGTCCAATGTAACGTTTTGATAGTTGCCCTTTTGTAATAAGGCCCAATCTAAAAATTCGACTAGATTATCTTGTATCTCGTTTCCGAGAGTATTATCAGATACGCTATCAAAGCCTTTTAAGTTTAGATAATCTGTCATCTAAGCGCCCTTTGTATAAGATCGGATATTTGCTGCTCTTGATTTGAGCCTATAAATGCTCTAGTAATAAAGTTATCAGATTCTGTGCCAGAAAATTGTGGTGGCACTCTAAAAGATCCGCCGCCTATCATATTTCCTAAACCAGATCTGCCCAAGCCAGTTTGTGGATTATATTGATAATTAACCACAATAATGTTATCGCCTCTTTTAAGTAACCAATCTAACCAGTGCAAGTCTCCACCGCGATATCTAGTATGACCATCTGGTAAAGATAATAGGTTATTAAAATCTGTTGGTTGAAATTGTAATTCTAATCCGCCCTTTAGTTTCTTGGTATACTTAACGAAATTTATACTTGTAGCATTTGCAACGGCTTGAACTATATTATTAACTATGGAGCTTACGGATTCTTTAATACCGAATTGTCCAGCCAATGACATTGGATCCGTTGACTGTAATGATAAAATTTCTGGCTGTGATAATATCCAAGAAGGTATTAAGGATTTTGCTGAAGTTTCTATACTTTTTAAATTTCTCGATATTCTATCATTTACAGCATCTGCTATGGCCGCATTAATATTTTGTTCTATTTGTTTTTCGGTGTCTACTATATTAATAGAGAGAGTCATTATACTCTTCTCCACATGCATCCAAAATATCTATTTTGTCTAAGGCCCATTGGAATATGTTCGCCAACCCTTTCGAATCTTAATTCTTTATAGTCTTTGATGCTTTTATGTACTATCAAAGCTTTGGCGTTTAGAACTTTTGGCAAATCTGTCATAAATCCTATAGTCTGTATTGCGCCGTCTGGTAGAACTATATTTCCACCAACCCCAACCCAGTTTTTTTGATCCCAATAGACTTTTAACTTTATATCTGTTAACACTTCTACTTCTTTTATAACTTTATTGCTACGCTCATAATCGCCGCCACGAACACGGTGAGCATTGATAGAGTTTTTTTCTATAACGTTATTGTTTGGATTATAGACAATTTCTTCCACTTTGTTTATTGATACTAATTGGCAAGTAACACCAAAAATATCAAAGGTGGAGTCTATAACATCATAATATTTGTCGAATACACTTTCTGGAACATATACTGGCATAAATCACCTTATTACCAAGAAGATAAAGCGGATCTTTTCCAAGAATTCGTACTGATGCATACATATAAATAACCGCTATCCCAACAGATATCACCTTGATTACCAGCAGCGTTTCCAGAAGCTGGTGTTCTAGGATATGTGACCCTCATGGTATTTCCATAAAATTCTAAAGCAGAACCAGAAACGCTAGATGGATTAAATTTTGTATTTACTACCAATGCATTAGAAACTGTTCCATTAATATTGCTCACGCCAATATTAAAATTTGTTCCAGAGGATGTTGTGAATAATGAGTAGCCAAATCTACCAGAGTCATTAGTAGCAACTGTATCTATTAGCGTTACCGCACCTCCATATAAGCCAGAGGCTAAATATGATGCTTTACGCCAATTTCCACTTGTTAATGGATCGAACTGATTTGTGTAAGATGACACATTACCATCTAAGCGTGATGTATTTATGCCCAACTTTTGATCAAAAACTAAGCCGCTGCCATTATTAACTACTGAAATATCTACATCTTGAATATCTTCAATTAATAGTGGTCTAAATGATGGATAGTCTGGAGAACAAGGTGGTGTGCATCCACTGGCTGGGCCAGCAAATACTAATCCAGCATTTTGTTTTTTAAGAAGTATA